GGCTTCTGCATGACGCATCTCAGTAATGGCCTGCGCTCGAAGGATACCCCCCAACTTCTTGTAGCCCCAGTTGTCATTGACTGCATGTTGAACCATGTACTGGTTCACAGCTGTCATCTCCTTGCGAAGAAGACCATTCAGGACAGGAATGACAGAGACATTGCTCTCCATTGTCAGAGCAGTCTTTGCCGTGCCTTCCTCTTGGAGGAGAGCAAGAAGCGTCCTACGCTCCTCCGACTTCGCAGGGTAGGAGGAAGCAAGACGAATCAGACCTTGACGCAAATTAGCCATGGGGATAAACCTCCGTTTATACTAGTTTAAGAATATAGGCTAGAAACACCCTACCAAGGTCTGACACATGGCTGCCCATAAAATCCGATGCTTCGATCCCAAATGCAAGGGTGTTCCACACTCTGTCCCGAACAATGGGGCTTCCCGTTTGGGGGCATACTTCGGGAGAGAAGTCTACCAATGTGATGTGTGCGGTACCCAATGGAATGTTGATACCGCATGGTATAATGACAAGCTCAAACCTGTCTCCAAGTGCTAAGGAGTCCCATGTCTCGTTTTGGTATCCGGCAACGTCTCATCCACTTTTTAGGTGGGTTCACTGAATCCGATTTGGAAGAGGAATTCGCTGAAGCGGATGGAAAAAATGAGGTACAAATCACCCCAGACTCTCCATTAGGGCAAGCCATACTAGGCGCAGCAAGGGAACAGGGTATTATTGGCGGGGTTCAGACCCCTACGGTGCGCTCTGGACCCAACAAGCAAGGCTTTGGCTTGAAGATCATCGACTGCGAGATCCACATGGATCCCCATCTGGATGCAGAAGTACAGGCCTTGCTTCGTGGTGGCTGGGAGCCCATTAGCATGTTGAAGGCTGTCTCCTTCAGTGGAGACGAGTTTGTACGCATGTACTTCAAGCGGGCAAATGAAGAAGCAGCAGCCTTCAACTAGACCTTAAGCGTCTCTTTGGCTTTCACAGGGGCCGTCTCTTTATGGGACGGCTCTTCTGCTTCTACAAGTGCTCTTAGCAGCTGGTTTGTCCTGAGGCGCTGTGCAACTACCTTGCTCAACTTCGCATTGGTTTCCTGCATGGCCTCAACCTCCGGATCCTATCTTCCACCAAAAGAAAGGATAAATAACGAGAGTTACCTAGATCACATCGGAGGGTGCGTGATCTGGAATTGAGAAGCGGAAAGTAGATCCCTCACCAATAGCAGAATGCACCCAAATTTCACCACGATGGGTTTCCACAATCTTCTTGCAGAGGGCCAGACCAATGCCTGTCCCTTCCACATGGTGGTTCAAACGGTGGAACATCTTGAAGATCTTGTCTTGCTGGTTGGGATCGATCCCAAAGCCGTTGTCCTTCACCGCAATCTCCCAATTCACGGTGTTGCGGTCAACCCATACCTGAATCTCAGGGACGACGCCTTCAGGGGTGAACTTGATGGCATTGCCAATCAGGTTTTCAAAAACTTGACGAAGAAGGCCTGCATCACCTGCCACCATTCCAGGGAGGCCAGAAACCTTGATCTTAGCCCCCTTCTCCTCAATGAGGAGGGAGAGGCTTTGGATAGCCTCCTCACAGACCTGATTGAGGTCTACCCATGTCATATTGTTCCGTGCATCCTGCACCTGAACACGAGAGTACACGAGGAGAGACTCTACCACAGCCTGTAGGTTCTCAACACCCTCTCGGATATGTTGAAGGTACTCGTCTGCCTCTTCCGTAAGGGAATCAAAATAATCATCTGACAAGAGATCCACGAAGGACTGAATACGCCGTAGCGGAGATTTCAGTTCATGTGAGGCCACGTTGGCAAACTGCTCTAGATCTCTATTCGACCGTTCCAGATCTTGAGTCTGGCCAAGCAGGGCTTTAGTATGCGCCTTCTCTTGAGTCACATCATGGAACACAGCCATACCCATCTCGACCACACCCTGTGCCCCATAGATGGGAAGGAAGTGGATACGATATGTCCTATGGCCAAAGGCATACTCAATCTTTGAAGGATGCCCCTCAAAGATTCTGGAGTAGTACGGGGAAAGCACCCCGCTCACTTCAGGGGGGTAAACCTCGTCTAGGGTTTTGCCAGTAAGGCATTCATCCACCAGGTCTAAGAAGTCTCCTCCTGCGATTCGGTGCTTGAACTGTGCATCGAAAAGAAAGACCGAGGTCTTAGGTAAGTGGCGTACAAGGAACCTGTAGAGGTCTTGTGCGTCACGCTGTTCAGTCACATCCCGAGTGGATGTCTGAAACCCCACCAATCGCCCCCAGAGGTCCTTACGAGGCTGCATGATGGTTTCCACCCACAGGTACTGCCCCGATGTACCCCTCACCCTGTAGGTGGTGCGTACAGCCTCAGAATGGAGAGTCTTCAAGCAGACCTGAAGAGGCTTAAGATCTTCGGGGTGGAACAGTTGATACGGGAGGTGTCCAACCAAAGCTTCGGGGGTCTTACCCAGCATCCTAAATACGGAAGGAGACACCCACAGGAAACGCCCCTCCCGATCATGGATCGCAACCACATCAGAAGAATTTATGGCTAAGAGGCGGAACTTAGACTCTGAATGGAGGGCTTTAGCCAGAAAACCCAGCACACTAACCGCAGCAACCCCAAGAGAGAGCATGTGGATAGTGGCGAGGGTCATACTTGACTCGGCAACAACACGGTATGAAACCAATAGGTCTCAATAACTTCCACAATGCTCATGAAGTCCTGAAACCCCACAGGCTTCACAAGATAGCTGGAAGCCCCCAGATCATAAGAGCCTTGCACGTCTTGTACAGCTGAGGACGTTGTCAGAACCACTACAGGAATACTGCGTAGGGAGTCCTCTCCCCATAGAGCCTGTAGGACCTCCAAACCGGTCATCCTAGGCATGTTGAGGTCCAGAAGTACCAAGTCAGGACGTTGGGCATCGACATAACGACCCTGCTTCCGTAGGAACTTCATAGCCTCCGCCCCATCCAACACAACATCCAAACAATTTGGCGTAGCTAAACGCCCAAAGGCTTTGCGAGTTAGTGTAACATCCGCAAAGTGATCCTCAACAAGAAGAACTCGCATTGGGCGGGGGTTGGGCATCTTACCTCACGGAACATGCGTGATTGGGTTGCTAGCAATTGTTAAAGGAACATCCAAATACTTGACAAGTAGCCAGAAAGCCAAACCTGCAAGCACATAGGCCATTGGCTGCTTGAAGAGGTTCCAAACCTCATCAATGTACTTTCGCATATAGGACCGATCATCCGCCGCAACCTTGATGTTGTTTAGTTCCAGCTCGCGTTGGAAAGCTTTCTCGTCCTGCGCAATCTTCAATTCGGCCTCTTGCCTTGAGGCCAAGGAGTCCAGAAAGTTTTGGAGGATCGTGTTGGTTGTGTCAGTGGCACGAACTAAATTGTCAAGGTGGGCATTCGTGGTACGCATCTCGTCTTCCAAGTCGCTGAGACGATTGTCAAAGACACCGGCCACGCCTTGGAGGTCACGCGAAACACTCTCCCGCAAAGCATTCATCTCCCGCTCGAGCCTTTGAATGTACCCGGATTGTTCCACAGAACTACGGGTGGCATCCTCCAGAGCCTTGAGCAAGCGAAGATTTAGTGGGTGCAAGTCTTCGGACATGGCTTGGCCCTCCAAGAAGCAACGGCTCCTATCCTAGAGGGACTTCATAGACAAGATAGGGGAACACTATTTGCAGTAAATGCCCATCCAGCAAAAGAACGGTGTGTCAGGCTGAACCTAACACACCGTTCTTAACAACCCAAACCTCAGTGTACTCTTAAAGCGAGGATCTCAGGTTGAAGGAAACGATTAGGTAGAGTAGGGGGAAAACAGGTTGGTAGAATGCCTCCACCTCTGCTGCTGTAGGATCTCCTGCCACAACCTGGGCACGGACGCCCGTGTATTTTGCCAGGATCTCTGCATCCACCAAAAGCTTCAGGGTGGTGGAAGTCTGGCCTTCAACTTGGCTCAAAATTCCGGGTAGGAACTTGATGCCAGTGAAGCGGTCCAGCGTGTTGCGTGTCTGCTGCTGTACTTCGTCAGCGATTGGGGTGACCGTTGGGGTCTTTGTCAGGATAGATGACATATCCGTGGTGAAGCCCTGACGGACGCGAACCGCTGGGCTGTTGTCCTCAAGGATTGTCACACCACGAACGGCCAACTGGTTCTGTTCCACGACATTCAGGATTCGAGCAATTTGCTTGATCCCATAGAGCTTACGCCCTGTCCAAGCAGTAGCCACGTCCACAGAGGGCTTGACCACGCTTCCTGCTAGTGACGCAGCAAGCATGGTGCCATCCACCAAGAACTCCTGCTCCGTACCATCCGCCTGAGTCAGAACAAGGGTGGCAATGTCAGGGTACACCACGCGCAGACGAGAGCGCTTGATGGACTCGGCAATGTCACCTGCCGTCCTTGGGGTAGTCCCTGCAGGGAATCCGGCAAGAACCGTCCGCTCTGCACGGTAACGGATGGTAGACTGAATGTCTGCATGGCGTGTGATGTAGGCCAAGAAGTCCGCTGTGCTGGCGCTGGGGACATCCAGCGGGATTAGAATGTTGGGCAGCACGTTGCCAGACATAGCGCCCTCTAGGGCGTCTACAGACGAAATGAAGGAGGTCACAGACGCTGAGTCTGGGATGCCATCATTGTTCTCGTCAATATCTTTCTCAACCTGCTTCACACCAACCAGAACCGCACCATTCAAAATGGCAAGGTAACTGGCAAGGGTCACAGGGTTCTGAGGGCTGTTTGCCCCATACTCTGCTTGAAGAGTAGCAAACTTGGTGTAGACCTTGGCCGTGAAGTCACGCTTCTGGTACTCGTAGGAGATGTAGTAGGTGTCCCCAATAGTAGGCTCGTTGCCACTACGCTTGAACGTAGACACCTTGGCTGTATCCTGCACGCCGACACCCAAGGTGTTGGTCACCAGAAGCTCCACACCAGGGACGGTACGGATAGGGAGGTTCGAGTCCGAGGTTGTCACATTACGGACCGTGAAGGTGAAGGTCTCACCCGCTGGGTAAGCAATGCCACCAGCACGCTCTAGCACGGTGAAGGTCAAGCCAGTGACAGAGTCACGGTAGGTCTGGCCAATGATGCCATCCTGGCCCGAACCTGTGTTGAGCATGGAGGTGTTTGCCGTACCCGACCCATTTAGAGCATCCGTGCTGGTGACGTAGTATCCGGAGACACCAACCTCCCCCGAGGCACCATCTCCAGCAACCACACCCAACCCAACTCCGGGGAGAAGGGCAGACTGTGTTGCAGCAGCCGCAAAGGCAATCGAAGACGACACGCCACGTCCTGCATTACCCATGCTCTGGAAGAAAAGGTACTCTGCATTGGATGCATCCTGCACAACACCTGCAAGAGCCTCACCCGCGAAGTAACCCGTGGCAGCCAAGCCGGTGGTCCAAGTCGTCATCAACACAACGGCTAGGGTGGCACCCGCATGAGCCATCAGAGCAGAAGCCATCTTCTTGGGAGTAGCCAAGCTACGGCTTGCCGAAGCGCCTGACACAAACCCAAGACGGGTGTTAGCATTCGAGGCCCCAATGGTGATCGTCCCAAGGGTAGAGGACAGAGCCGAACGGATTCGGAATCCTGCACCCTCTTGTACCAACATGCCAGCAGCAATGACCGCTGCAGCCGAACCCGCCAAGCCTGCATTGGCCATGGCCACTGCAATCTGGTTGATCACAGTGTTTGCCACCAAACTGGGGCCCACAGGAACATCAGCGGTGCCACCCGTGGCAATCGCCACACCGGATGCATCCGTGAAGAGCACTGTCACAGGGACACCGTCCACGAGGAACTTGAACTCGTTGTTCTGTGCGGTGGTGCCGCCCGCAGCGTAGAAGGTCACCACAGGCTGGCCATCACGAGCATCACCGTAGGTGCCTGTAGGTGCCTGACCGTCCGCAAACCCAACCACACCCGCCAGTGTGGCAGGAATGACCGTAGCATGCCAACCAGCAGAGCCAGTGGAGTTAACCACAAGACCCGCCTGTGCGGCTCCCGAAGAACCTTCCACCTGCAGGGAAGACTGGTCCACGGACCACTGGTGGTCCACCGAACCTGCACCTGGAACCAAACGGTTACGCAGGACCAGACGGTCATTCAGGTATGCACCAGTGTTGTTGCCAATGTCTCGGAAGGCCCTAGCCACAGGACCATCCACCAACTTCACCTGCCCTCCAACAGTAGCAGCTGCAGTGGAGATGCCACCAAGGATTGCAAAGTCTGCCGTAGACACACCCGTGATGAACTCAAGGAACCCAGCACCGTCCAGACCAGCCTTGGTGAGGCTGAAGACCAGCTGAGCGTTGGCATTGGCAGTAACCGCCACCTCGACACCGTCAAAAGCCGAGCCCAAGGTTGCAACCTGGGTCGCAATAGCAGCATTAACTGCCACAGCAAGGGCCGTAGCAGAGGCGTAGGTGGCAGGGGCCACCACGGCCGTCAAGTTGCCCGATACTCCCGTCACGTCACCCGTGTAGTGGAATACAAGGGTGTCATACTCACCAGCGGTGATGGTGGATGCGGAGGAGAACTTTGTTGCCCCAATGTACTGAGGACGAGCCGCAGGGTCAAAGACCGCGAAGGTGGTCGTTGCATCCGGAACGGTTGCCCATCCTGGGGTGACCGTTGCAACCTTCGTTGACCCATTGTAGGCCGTAACCGTTGCGGTGAGGCCTTGGGTGCCTACTACGGTGTTATTGGTTAGGACCACGGTCCAGCCAACGTAGTAGTCGGTCTGATCAGAAGCCGCAGCTGTGAAGGTGATGCTGCTAGCCCCACCTGCAGCCGCAGTACCCTGCTCACCAACCGAAGCACGGTTAATTGCCGCAGCATAAGCGGCAATGGTCTGTGAAGCACCCTGATTTGCAACACCAGCAATCAGCTTGCCATCTACCGTGAGGTTGATCTCGCTGTTGGTGCTGTCGATCACAAAGGTGGTGTCACCCGAAGCAGCCGTGTAGGAAACCTCCTCTCCAAGGAGAGATGCATGAAATCCAAGGCCAGACACACCGTTCACAGCCGTGAAGTTCACCGCACTGCCTGTGACCGAAGAACCATCCACCAGTACGTTGAGGTTATCCGAAGCACCCGAGATTGCGTAGTAGGTATTGGAACCGCCTACGCTGAACTTAGCAAGCGTAGAGTCCAGTGACGCAAAAGTGACCGTCACATCCTCTTCCACCGCACCTGAGAAGAGTGTGGTGGTGAAGGGAGACTCAAAACGCACGTCTGGGGAACGCTCAGAGCCCGATGGGAACTGGAGAGCCACACCAGCAAGGCCTGCCGACTTCGTGCCGAAGAGTGGAGTAGGCAGTGCTACACCAGAAGCATCCACAATGCTATAGGTGCCCACACCAGCTGCCCCTGGGTTCTCCACCGTGAGAGTGTAATCCTGGTCGGCAAGGGTGTTGTAGTAGAAGGACACAAAGACTTGTGCCCCTACAGGAACCGCACTTGCCAGTGTCAACGTGGAAGACGCCGAGTCCACTTTGGTGACCGTTACAGGGCCACGGTCCATAGCGTCCTGCACACCAAAGCCCCAGTAGGCCTGAACCAGATCTGGACGGTTGGTGGGAAGGTCGATACGGCTGTTGGTCACGGACTGGTACAGACTCTGACCCAGTGGGGTTGAGCGACCATTACCTGTCGTTGGTGCCAGAGGCATCTGAAACACTGTCGTGGAAGTCTGTGGAGGAGAGACAGCGGTGTTTGTCACAGCGGTCGCCTCAGCCAAGTACTGACGTACATCCACAAGGGTAGGGGTGATCTGGGTGCTGTCCAAGAAGGACGTGCCCGCAGTATGAACTCCCGAGGCTACGGTGGCAGCAGTGCCCCAAAGAATCTTGTCACCCTGGAGGACAAAATCCGAACCCGAGAGGTAATCCGAACGGTCAGGAGTTGCACCAGCACGCAAAACAGTGGTGACTTCCGTGTGTGCAAGATAGTCGAAGGTATCCTGCCAAGTGTTGAAGTAGTACTGAACCGTAACTACCGCACCCACTTCAGGAGCAAAGGGTAGAACCACTGCACGGGTCTGGCCATCAACCGAGACAGGGATGATCTGAACCCCGTTCACCTTCACCACGGTGTCTGCAGGATCCGTGGTAGTCACACCACCGTTGGTCCCATCAACAATAGGCCCCTCAAAGGTGTAAAAGGTCTTGTTGCGGAGGGTGGCATCACCATTCGTGAAACCAACGGTGGAGTTGGCCGTGCCATTGCCAACAACAAGGTTGCGATCTGCAACCAACTGGACAGCATTCACACCAAAGTTGTTAACGTAGGCTGAAGCCACCAACGAGGTGCCAAAGGCACCGCTGTTGATGAACGAAGCCATTTGTGAGGCCGACCATGGAGCCCCTGTGTTGGATGCAGGGATTGTCACAGAGACACTGGTTGCATCATCCACCGTAAAAGCTAGGGTATCATTCTCCCCTGTTACGATGGTGTAGGACTCAGCCATTGCACCATAGATAATGGCTGTGGTACTGTCAACCTGGGCTGACACAGCATCTGTCGTCTGAGTGTCTGTGCGGTTGAAGAAGTAGGACACCCTAACCACATCACCAAGCTTGGGGGCGGTAGAGAGCTTGAACACACCAGTTGTGCCTGACATCTGGAGCACAACCACTGGGAGGTCATTGATGGTCACAGACACGGCGCTAGAATCTGTCGCCGTGGTGCCAGTGCCTGCACCGGTAACCACCGGGTAGTTGCGAACCTGAATGCGGTCCTGCACCCCGTCGAAAGCACCCAAAGTGATAACGCCCGTGTTGCTGATAGACACTACGGAGCGACCCGCCATATCCTCACCAACCACACGCTGGTCAACCTTGGAGGAGCTGCCACGGACAACTTCCAAGTCCATCTGGGATAGGATCTCAGATCCTGTCCCTAGGAACATGGGGAGCTTCAGGCCCGCCAAGAGAGGTTGCGTGGGGTTCTCGTACTGGGTCCGTGTGTAGACACCAGGAGGAGCGTAATTCTTGCCGGGAAAGTTAGCCATCTGAACCCCAATAAGAGAAGATGTTCAAGCACCGAGAGGTATAGAACCATCAACGAGAAGGCAGACCCCCCTCTCGGTTCTATTTTTGACCACCCTCAAACGAGGGGGAGACACACAGCGCGACTTTTCAGTTTTTGAGGTCCACCCCTTAAAGCCGGGGGGTTGGCTACTTCTTGGTCGGAAGAGGGGGTAGTGGAGGCAGATTTGAACGAGCTGCCTCCGCTTGGGAACGGTTGTTGTTTACCACCACCCTCTCTGGTTCAGACATGGTACGAAATACTCCAGGAGCTTCTCCTGAAGGAACCAGATGGTCCCTTGTGATCTGACGACCTGCCTTAGCTTCATCTCTAATGAGACGATCCTTCTCCGCATTCCTCTTGTTGATCACTTCCCATTTGACCTCAGCATCTCGTCCGATGATCTTGTCAAACTTCCAGTCATCGGAGGTTCCGGTGTTCTGGGGAACTGGCCCTGTAGGGACGTGGTTGAATCGGTGGCTTGCCGCCGTGACTTGCTTGGAAGCTCTTGTGCCACAAAGCTCACAATTGACCTCAGTCTCTGCCTTTGAGATGCTCTTGTAGAGAACCTCAAAGCCGTACCCGCAACCCTCGCAGCTGTACTTGTAGATTGGCACTCTGGCCTCCTGTCTTTTGCAGACTTATAGGATACCGACCGGATGCCATTTGCTAAGCGGATTCGAGCCATGGTTGCTGCAACCTGGGCCATTGGGCCTATGCCAGGCATACTCAACTGAAGAGCGGTGTACCACACCGTGCTAACTAATTTTTTCATATGTTGCCTTGCCCCCCCGGAAGAAGGGATCTTGTACGTTGAGCATATCCAGATCTCCCACCAACTGAAGATTCTGCTCCTCATTCTGGATCCGCTCATCATCTGCCATGCCCGCTGACGCAGCAGCCTGTGCAATGGACTGAGCTGACACATGGCCAAATGCAGAGTCCAAAGGCACATGGATAGCCCACTCGGACTGGATAGTCAAAGAGATAGAGCCATTGTAGAAGTAGTCGTCCCCGTTCTCATCATATACCTCTTCAGATTCACCACCAAACGAAACCGTGGTAATTTCAATACCCTCGCCAGACAGACGGTTCCGTGCAATCCCCCATAGGTAGAGCATCGTTCGATCACAAAGCTCCCCTTGGGCAACCACATCCCGAGCCATAATGTCTAGGTCGAAGTTTGCCTCCCATCGTCCACCGTATTCTAGGGCAACAGGACTCCTTCGATCGGAAACCACAACGGCCATCCGATCCCCTATGGTGATTCTCCTGCCAAAAGCCAACACCACCCCAGGAAGCACCTGACTATATCCACGGCCCTCCTTCAAAAGGAACGGGCCCGTACTTGTGCCTGGATATCTGTAGTCAGCTGACAACCAGGTGCCCCTTGGCAATGGGGACACAAGAGTCACAACCCCGGTTGTGGGGTCCGCTGTGTAATTCACGTCCACATACAGCTTCAGGTTCCCTGGCATCTCAAACAACTGAAGAGAGCCCGGATGGAACACCCCTCGCTGTAGAACCCATGTGAGAGGATCTTGTAGGGTGGGAGTCTCATTCACCACCTCCAACAACGGATCAATGTAGAAGACCTTGCTGTCTACAATCTGTCCTCCAAGGTCTACCTTCTCTTGTAGGACTTCGATGTAGTACACCCCTCTAGGTGTTGGGAACACACCCCCGTTGTTCTGAATGGCTCTGGCATCTTCCTTCACCCATTCGATGGACAGCCCTGGAGACTCTCCCACCTTTTGTAAGACCACATAGGAAGACACTGTGCCTTGGAAGTTATCAGCCGACAACTGAATGGGGCTGGCTGATCCCGGCTTCACAATGATGCCCATTTGTGGGCGTTCCTTGAATGAGTACTTGCCCTGGATGTGCGGCACAATCTCCTTGTACTGAGGATCAAAGGACCAGAACCGACGTAGCTCGGTAATGACCCTTTGCTTGAGAGATTCGGTCAAGGAGTTGAACATGAGCAGAGTCCTCTACCCAACCCCTCAGAATAGGGAATCTACCCTACCCCTCCTTCTTAGGACGCCCCCTTGTAGGGGGGGTCTTTGTGTTGGCAGGCTCCTCTACAACCTCTGCATCCTTCACCATAGATGCAACTATACTTTCAAGCCCATCAAGGCGTTCGCCAGTACGGGACTCCAAATCTTGGACCCGCCCTTGAAAGGCTTGCAGTTCCTCGCGCACCAACCTCCGCACCAACCCCACATCTATCGGGGTGAACGCAGGGGTCGCTAAAGGTTGAGGTGGGGCTTCCTGCCGGACAGGTGGGGCAAGCAAGGGAACGGAAGGCCCTTGTTGTTTTTTGGAGACAACAAGAGCTTTCCGGACGCTTTGTGCTCGTTCCACATGTGTCGTTGACACCACTCCCATCTGCAAGGCAGCCTGGAGGTCCTTAGAGGCGTCTGCCTGTTCTTCACTTACATACACATCCCTACCCCGCTGAAGATGCAACCCCAGATCAGGAACAGGGAATTCACGAGTGAGACAACGAATTTGAACTTCTTTCATTTTGAAGGATCTCCTTGCATCAGCATTTCCCTCACCTCATCCAGGATGATGTCAGCCATCTCCTGACGAGCACGCTTTACACCACGCTCTAAGAACGTGTGTCTAGCAAACCCAGGATGCACCCAGGCATTGCCCACAATAAGCGGAGCTGTGCGAACCAGCACTGTACCATCGCCTTGTACCATTGGCACGCGGTACACCCCATTTTGTTGGGTGAGCCACGTCATAGGGTAGGGACTACGACCCTCCACAACCTGATCAATCCAAGGCCATGTGGACAGAATCTCAATGGTGGACTTGCCCGAGATCCTGTAGCTAAAGGAGTCAAAGAAGGAATCCGAGTTGGGGATTCCTTCTGGCTTACCTCTTGGTGTAGCCCTCCTCCCCTGCTTGGCGAAATCCTTCTTTGCCTCAAAGACCACCGCTGCCACCAAGGCCTTCCCCAGCCTCTCCAGCGTGGCTCTCGACAAGGAAATCTCCCCAGCCATCTTTGACCAAGGCTTTCCCAACACCCCTCGGATTCTACTTGCCAATAGGCACCCTTATCCTAGCCAAGATGTCAGAACCTGGACCATACAGCCACAAGTGCCCCCACTTATGGCGCTTACTCCTCAAGTGTGCGGGCAAGAGAGGATCCAAGTAATCCTGAAACAACACATAGTGAACCCAGGACTTAAAGCGCCAAATGCGACAGGCATGGACCTCGACGAAGCCATACCTGCGCTTTGGCATACCTAACTCCATCATGACCCCCCCTTACCACCATAGGTCAAGTTGGCATAAACCGGCGAGCGGCCTCTCTGCTCTCTACCATCAGGAACCTTAGCCACCTCTGTTGCCATGGGGCTAGGTTCATAGGTATAACCTACTGGGAAGGGATCACCACCCACACAAGGGGCCTCTTCTGGCTTCGTGTATCGAGTCTCTGGCCAAGGTTGTTGGCTTGTGCCTACCATAGGGATCTTGTACCGAATATCCTGCTCGTCCAAATAGGCAATGTTGAAGTGCTGTTGAAGAGGCAGGCCTCGAATCGCAGGGCGACGTACTGGACCAATGCTGTATCTCTCCCCCGTCTGCTTCAAGATGAAGTCCCTCTGGGAGACCAACGGACGCACCCCTGTCCATACTTCATAAGTGTGCTCAAGCCTTCGCCCTGTAGGGGTCTGGCGCACGGCACGCTCAGCATCATCTGGACCCACAATCAAAGGGATGGGTCCCTCATACCCCCGCAGGAACCCCGTCCCGTAGCAATCCAAGCACCTGTTAAGAGGCTGCTTGCTATACTCAAAGAGCTGTTCGTCCCATTGACAGGGACAGGACACCCCGGTGTTTCTACGGATGAACAAGTAGACCCGTTCCCCACCCTGCTCCAGAATCCACTGGTTCCTCTTCTGTGCCTCTCTCCAAATGTAGTCCAGAGACTCTACGTCCATAGGGGAGGCAGGCTGGGTGTACCCCAAAGGGGTCTCCACATAGCCTGAAGGGGTTGTGCCTGTAGGATCTACGGCCACGGAGGTGACTCGGTAGAAGATTTTGGCCTTCTGTTCCAAGTCTGTCTTGACGAAATTCCTTGGCCTATGGTAGGTGACCTGCACCACAGAACTACCATCTGCTTTGGGCAGAATGGGGTCTACAAGACGTTCTGTTGAGGGGTCATATGTGGGGGTATTGATCAGGGTAATCTCCCCTGACACGCCGTTCACCCAACTTGGCACCACGGTCTGGCCATCTATGGTCACAGTCACATCTGTGGGGTTATCTGCAGGGATGGACTGCCCCTCTCTCTTTACGATAGGTGTCCACCTAGTCCGAAAAACCCATGCTCGGCTATTAGGGGAGTTGGCCTTGGACACCCACTGTGAACCCCAATCCACAACCTCCGCATCTACTAGGGCATTGTCTGTACAATCCCGGTAGAAATCCATACCTAGAGGGAAGTTGTTCAAGCGGAAATAAGGCCCGCGCTCTCCCGTATCCGAACGGTAGATGTTCACTCCAACAATGTTCCAAGACATGTTGGACTTACCACCACACGCAATGGGGCCTGTGGAGAGGGTCAAGGGGTTGTCCCAACGAATGTCGAAGCAACCCCCTAGGAAGGGGGAGAACACCTGCACATTTGCTGGAGGGTAGGGATACTCACTGATGGGTTCCCATCCGGGTACTGCAGCCATTCTCCCACCCTCTTGTTAAACAGCCTTGGCAACCCCGTCTGGAGCCACCTGCCATTGTGTACCAGTTGGGATACCCAACCGAATAGCCTCGGCACTGAGAAGCCTCTGTGCCTGTGCTTGGAGCTCGTCCGAGCGCTTGTGTAGACGGTGTTCCAAGATGGACAACCGACCCAGTTCCAACTGAATTTGCTGCTCTTGCTGCTGGATGCCTGCTAGTGCTTCCCGAGTCTGATCGGTCACGGTTCCGTATACACCATCCTGAACTGTATCTTCCATATGGGCTCCTAGAGGGGTGAAGACCTCACCAACCCCCTATCACTCTTCGTCCAGAATGTCTGCCTGAAAAGCCATCCGTTGAACATCAGAAATGTGTGTGCGGAAGTGGGTTCCCCGCACATCGTCCAAAGTCATGCGCCTTGTGGAGATTTGAGCAAGCTTGGCGAAACTCCAAAACACAATGCCATCATGGTCCACATATTCGTAGACCCTAAGGGCACCGGCTGTCTTTTTGCTGTCTCCAACCTTGTCTGCCAAAGTTACCCCCTTAGACAGCAATACCCATAGACTTGGCATCAGCCTTCCAACCACCTGGACGCTTACCCACATACCCTAGGTACAAGATGCGACCCTTGGTTGGGCTGATGGTCGTAGGACGGTCACGCTGCTGGGAAGACAGCACGAAGTACATGTTGCCTTCCTTGCTGTAGGCGAACTTCCCAACATACCCAGTCTGGTAGATCTCCGAACGATTCTCACCACGGGAAAGGCCCTCTTCAACGTACTTCTGGAGAGCATCAATGTCACGCTGAGGAGGTGGGGTTGTGCCCCCACGCAGATAGACGATCTCAAGAAGAGCCATGTTTGACACAGCACGCTCCTGGTAGTCTGCCTTCATCGTCCAGCGGTACAGACCAGTGCCCTTGCCAGAAGCCACACCATCAAAGAAAGCCACAGCACCTGACTCGGGCTGATCCGTATCCTTGCGGTAGAACTGGATCACAAGGCCTTCAGGTGTACGACCCTTCACCACCCCAACGCGGTCATGATACTTCTCGCAAGCCTCCACGTTCTGGGGATTGCCATTGCGATGCGCATCACAAAGGATGATCTCACCCTCCTCCAAAGGCCCACGCTTTGGCTTCACAGCATCCACAGGCTGTGTTGCTTCATGGCCTGTAACCTTCTCCAGAAAGCGCTCAACTGACGAAGGACTCATCTCGTCATTTCGCTGGAGAGCCCATGAAAGGAAGGCTTCGGTGTCCTTGCTGATAGCCATCTTCAGAATCTGCTCCTCATTGAGGGAGGCAAGAATCTGGACACGATCCTCGCTTCCCGCAGGGAAAGATGCCGCAAGATGGATAGCCTCGGAACGATAATCAACATGAGCCATGGTGGGCTACCCCTAGTAGATATAATCCTCCCGTGTTATAAGACACCTATTGACCTCGAGGATCCGGATGGAACGAAGCAAAGCAGAGTCTGCCTTTATTGACCAACGTACTCGACAAATCCTTGTGGACTGGGCTAACCTAGCCATCATCAACAAGGGACTCAAGGAAGAGGACCTTGTGACCCACACCCTTCCCAACTTGTACTTTGAACACGCCCTTCAAAAAGGGTGGCTATCTAAACGAGTGGATAACCAGGGCCTCAGGCAGCTCACGGCTGTGGGATGGCAGGCGGCTGCTTCGTTCCTGAAGCGCTAATATAGGGTAGGAAACTATTTTCAAGAAATATCCTCTTGACGGCGCACAACACAGAGAGTATGTTGGCGACATGAACAACCTCCTCCCCAGCGCCACCTTATTGTCCAGCTTGTCATATCGGCCAAGCTTGTGGCTCTCGTGCTCCGGAGGAGGCACCTGATCTCGTAACGCCAATTGCGAATCAGAGCAAAGCCCCTCCGGAACACCAACCAGAAGGGGCTTTTTCTTTGTAAGATTCCGTTTCAAAGAAACCTACTACGCAAAGGTTTCAAAAGTGAAGACCTCAGCGTAGTAGAGACAGATTGAAAACCTGAATAAGGATGTAAAGCCCCAACACCAACGGGGCCTATGCGGGAGTGATGGAAAGGCAGACATGAGGGTCTCAAAAACCCTTGCCCAAAAGGCATGTGGGTTCGAATCCCACCTTCCGCACCAACTTGTTGGGTTTTTAATGGGCACCAAGCAAGCGTCAACTTGCGTACTCTAGCAAAGGTATTAGAGAGGTTCGACTCCTCAACTTGCCCTCCCTTTTCAATTATGCAGCCATGGCGGAATTTGGTAGACGCGCAGGTTTTAGGCACCTGTACTCTAGGGTGTGTGGGTTCGAGTCCCACTGGCTGCACCATGGAATGGTGGAATTCTGGGAGAGTTGTGTGATGTTGGTAGTCCACACCGCGCTGTAAACGCGGCACTTCGGTCGTCGGGGGTTCGAGTCCCTCCTCTCCCACCATGTTTTTGGAAGGTAATCCCTGTGTGGACAGGGGCCCGTTTGCTAAACGGATCGATGTGAAAGCATTGGAGTTCGACTCTCCTGCCTTCCTCCAAATGCTCGTGTGGTGGAATGGTAGACATTGGGGACTTAAAATCCCTTGCTCGTAAGGGCGTGTGGGTTCGAGTCCCACCATGAGCACCAATTGGATTTCTTATGCAGCCATGGTGAAATGGCAGACACGCAGCCTTGAGGTGGCTGTGCTCGTAAGGGCGTGTGGGTTCAACTCCCACTGGCTGCACCATTGCAGGGGGGCATGTCCCAGGGATGGCGATCCGGTTTCCAAAACCAGATGTGGTGAGTTCGATTCCCACCCCTCCTGCCAAAGAGCGGAAGATGTTGAGGATCTGCAGCCCACTATTGTGGGCTAATTCTAGTAATGGTGGTTCGATTCCACCTTTTCCGGGGAAGCAACAGAGGTTGGTGGGCTGTGTCCGTTTCGAAAACGGAGGGCCTCAATAGGGTCCGTGGGTTCAATTCCCATCTTCTCCGCCAATGACCAATACAGAAGAGCGACAGAGGTTGGTGAGCTGTGCCAGTTTGGAAAACTGGTGACCCCCAAAAGGGGTCCGTGGGTTCAATTCCCATCTCTTCTGCCAATGCAGCCATGGTGAAATGGCAGACACGCTGGCTTCAGGTGCCAGTGCTCGTAAGGGTGTGTGGGTTCGAGTCCCACTGGCTGCACCATGGGATGGTGGAATTCTGGGAGAGTTGTGTGATGTTGGTAGTCCACACCACGCTGTAAACGCGGCACTTCGGTCGTCGGGGGTTCGAGTCCCTCCTCTCCCACCAAGCTCATCTGCCATGTGCAGAAGGAGTAACGGTACCCGCATCAGGAAGCGTGTCCGAGTGGTCGATGGATCTAGTCTTGAAAACTAGCGGGGGTCAAACCTCCGTGGGTTCGAATCCCACCGCTTCCTCCAAAAAGGCTGTCCTTCACCGGACAGCCTTTTTTTTTGTTTGAAAGTTAGCACCCCACCTTGAAGCGGGTAAGGACACTCAAGGAGGTTCCTTTGGAAGACTACGACTGTTTGTTGCACCGAATTCAACAGTACTGCCCGCCCAAGACCAAGCTACTTGAGCATACGATGAGCTTCAACGGGTGTTGGGTGACCCTTGCACCCAACAGGTTCGCCCTTGTCCGTAAGGAAGACCTAGCCATTGAGGTTGAAGGCCCTTCAGCGGACAAGAAGACCTGGGCCAGTGCTCTAGCAGGGCTCATCCAAAACGCCACTGAAGAACTCCACAAGGGGGGTGGCACCGACTTCCTAGGGATCTTACTCCGTAAGGAGATTGAAAACCGCAAAGAAGGTGTTGTCAAGGACCCCAAGGAATTCATCCATTGGTGGGAATGGCTTTCTGAAGAGGATCTGGCTCTTCTCATGGGTTGCTGCCAAGGCCCCCCTCTCGCCCACAATGCAAACCACCACTTCTCCATGTCCAACCAAAAGTTTGAGTATGACTTTGCCCACGACCCTATGGGTGGTCTTGTCTCTTCTAACAGGGGAACGTGAGAAGAACCATGATCTCACCTAAGCACATCCAAATCCGGATTGAGCAGTGTCTCTCTCTCGCCAAGGCTTCCAACTGCCCTCGACGCAAGCTAGGGGCTCTACTCCTCGATCCCACCCGCAATGTGATCTTGGCAGACGGGTACAACGGGGGGCCACGAGGTGCTACAGAGAACCTCTGCCATGGGTTCTTTTGTGAACGGGATGGTTTCCATCGGGACCAAGCCAAGATTGTGGCTCTAGGTATCTATCAGGATGACAAGATAGTTAGCGGAACCCTTGTTCATTATGGTGAGATCAAGGGGGTCAAAACCTTTATGAGTGGGGACAAGGCGGAAGCCTGGATTGATGAAATGGTGGAGAAGTACCCACCCATCAAGTCCGGCACCATGATGGAACGAGGGTGTCACCATGCAGAGATGAATGTCATTTGCAATGCGGCTGCTGGTGGAGTTCCTACCGCAGGTTCTTGGATGATCATCTTGGCCGAACCCTGTCTCATGTGTGCCAAGATCATCCACCATGCGGGAGTCGTCAAGGTCATCGTAGTGGATGGGGGATACCTTGGCGGCAAGGATGGAATAGACTATTTGAAAAAATATGGGGTTCAGGTCCAGGAAGTCAATGGCCCTAAAGACCCCCGCTTTGAGATGGGGTAGCGAATGCAGTATTTTGTAGCGCATCTGTTGGATGGACAAAGGGCCTTCCTAATCGGAGAGAATGGTGAATCCCAAGAGCTTCCAGAATTCGAAGTGAGTGCTCAGGTCCTGGCCGAATTCCACGAAGCCACCCCAGAGTTTTTACAGTCTGAATTTAAGCGGGCATTTCAGGAGATGGAGGCAGGGATCAGGAGCACAAGCCAAGCACACACACACACAGGAACGGTGTGATGTAATGGTTCTAATGGTTCGGATTAAGCCTGTGTGCCTAAACGCGGATAGAGGAGCCCGTCCTCTAGGGTGGGTTGTGTTTACCACCTTTGCCTTGGGTGCGTATAAATCCGAGGAGTTGGCTCCAGAACAATGGTCCTGTTTTGACGACCTCCCTTTCCATTGGTCCACCCCCCCTTGGAAGCTTTCAGGATGTCCCCTAGACATTTCTCAAACGCGGTAGAGGGTTACATTGATTTTGGGGAACCCCCACGTCTAGGGGGTTTCAAGAGCTAGAGGTCCTGCGTATAAGAGCTAGAGGTCCTGCGTATGCAACAAGGAAGAAGACCATGAATAGGCCTATGGGCAAGACTGAACTGGATGAAAAGGCCCACGCAGTGGTCCTCATTGGGAGGAGCATCACAGGCAGACCTGAAACTACCCATCTTCTACCTGCAAAAGTGAAGAAGAATGGGGAGATCCAGGTTACAGCTGAGTACTACTATGGGGAAGGCAACTGGTGCATCATCAGCAGAGTGGCTTTCCCAGCCCGATGGTTAGAACAACCTGAGGGCTGGGAAGACGAACTTCGGGAGATGCACCGGATCGCGGAAGCCAAGAAGGACGAACAGAAGAGACTTAAGGCTGCACAGCAACAAGAAGCTGTGGAGGCCAAGGAACGTGAGACACTGGCAACCCTACTTGCAAAATATGGTTTACCTAACCTCTAGGTTTCAAGACGCTGCTCTTCAGCGTACTAGAATCGAGGAAGAGCAAATGCCCCAAGCCACCGGATATCTCCAATATGGACCGTCCAACCCCCGCCTACCTCGTGCGGGGTTTTGGTCTATCCTCCGGTGTGACCCTGACTGGTTTCGCCTCTATGCTCCTCAGACATTGGCAGAGATGGCCCCAGATTGGGTTTTGGCGGTAGACCGGGACCGTATCTTTGAGGGCCGTAGGGTAGACTATAGCCCCCACTTGGCTCTCATCCGCCCGCCCCTTCAGGAACCAGCATGGGGGCCTCACATCAGCATCACACGCAACGAGAGGCCCAACCTCCACTTGGATGTCTGGGACCTTGCAGTCCGGATTGAAGATCTCCAGCAACGACCCTCCACCAACAAGAAGCACCTTCGACAAGCCCTTGAGACTTGGGACCGTTGGGGTGTACCGACCCATCTTCTTCCGGGCACACCCGTCACGTTTGACTTCCAGATCTCCCCCCAGACCAATGGCAACCATTGGTGGTTCAAGGTGCAGTGTGAAGCCCTTCTGGACTTTCGAGAGATCTTTGGCCTCTCCCAGAAGTTGAAGACCCCACTCCACCTCACCTATGCCGTGAAGGTCTGAAACGAAGAAAGGGCGTCAGTTCTTGACTGACGCCCTTTGATTCTGGAGGGAGGGGGGGCGCTACTTGTCGTCCTTGCCTTCCTCAACTTTCTTCTCACAGTTCTCACGCATACCGCCTTCAGGAAGCTTCTCACAACCTGCAAGCTTAGTGGGGCGGTTCTTCTCATCCAAGAACCCAGCCTCACGGAGCATCCCTAGCACAGGCTTGCGGGCTGCCCTGTTGGCATGAGCCAACTTAATGAGTGCAGAGAAGAGGGTGCTGTCTGAAGCTTGGCGTCCATCAGGCTTGCCATCTGAAAGCTCACCCCTCTCATGCTTGAGACGGAGTTCAGAGTGTTCCTGCTCGGTGTAATTTTCACCGTGGTAGGTCTGCTCAGGGGTGCCTTCCTCAAGAGCGCCGTCTTCCATCTTGCCGATATCTTGGGCGTCAAACCCTGCAACCAACTTCAGGATTTGGCTGCGCTCAGCAGAGCGGTTAGGGTAGGAGGAAGCAAGACGAATGAGATTCGACCTTAGGGCTTTTTCAGACATTGAGAGGACTCCTTCTAAGGGTACACCTCTCTAAAGGTATTGGAAAAGTATTGCGCGGGGTATCATGGTGGCATGATTGGCGGTGATGACCTCTACATATTCCAGATGGACCTTACAGGCGACTTCAAGGTAGGGAGGTCGTCCAATGTGGCACGCCGTCTAACTGAGGTCCAGACAGGGTGCCCGCACAATCTACGCATGATTCTTCATGCCCCTGGACACGGCCATGAAGAGCTGAAGGTCCATGCGGACTTACGGAAGTATCGGTGTAGGGCTCGCAGTGGGGAATGGTTTAGAGAAGAAGGGTTGGGCTTCATCCCCACCCACCTATATGATATGTTCACAGAGGAAGTCCTTGAGACACCCGATTGGTGGAAACAAAAAAAGGGGGGTTTCAAGTGCTAGAGGTACTGGATTCATGGAAAAGATGCTACAAATCCAGCCTTTGTAGAGGAGCCTAAAGCCCGAATTGAGGAAAGCACGAACCCTTCACCGCCTCAACAAAACCACTTTCAAGTTTCAGAGCCTCCCCCTCCTGCGTAGTAGATCTACAAGGAGGTTCCAATGGCTCGCCGCAACTCCCAGGATCACTACCAAGCCGCTTCGCTCATCTGGGAGCAAATGCGGGACCGTGTTCCCGCCCCCAAGCCGGATGACACCCCCAAGCCCTCTAAGGACCCCCATGTGGTCCTCCGCCGTCGTGGCGGCCAGGTCGTCAGGACCTCTACCAAGGGGGCTTGGAACTAAGATGCTGGCCATCATTATCCTCTTGGGGTGTCGCAACACCCCGCTCCAAACCTTGGAGCCCATCCCTGTCCCCACACCACAATGGACTGAACTCTGTGGACAACGTGGATCCGAAGACTTAGACGCCCTAGTCCAAAAGGTGGCTGGAGAGACAGGAATGTCGCCTGCCCTCCTCTCCGCAGTGGTGACCCATGAGTCCACCTGCAACCCCAAGGCACTGGGATCCTCTGGGGAGATCGGTTTGACTCAAATCCACCCCAAGGTCTGGAGTGAAACTCTTGTCAAGGAAGGGTTCATCAGGCAATCACAGGACCTTTGGGACCCTGAAACCAACCTCCGGTGTGCTGCCTTCATCCTCCAGGGACACCTTCAAAGGACTAATGGGAACATCTGGAAGACGCTCCGCAAGTACAATGGATCGGGACCCATGGCCCGTGCCTATGCTGACACGGTCACACCAATTTATGACCACCTTTCCAAGGAATACTGAACAAGAAAGTCTTGACACAGGATGTACCCGATTGGGTATTCCCCTAGGGCTTAAACCAAACAAAAATGATGAAAGATTAGCTTCGCTCGTTGGGTGTGGGTGAGACAAAAAGTCTTGACACGCACTCAAGAAAATACTGAACAGAGAGTCCTAATTGACCTCACCCTCTGTCTCTTCGGAGATGACCTGATAGGCTTGTTGGCACGCATCCCGATACGCGGATACGACACTTTCCACCATCACGTCTTCAGACACGGTCAAGGTTGCAAGGAGCCAAACAATCTCCTGCAAGGCCTCCACAACCGAAGCTTGTCCGTCAACAGCCTCTAAAGCCTCTTGTAGCTTTTCTCGCAGAAGTTCTCTATGAGCCATATATACCTCCTACAGCACAGATATATAGGCAAAGAACGCCATGCCAACACGGCATCCCTTCAATGAGGGTGATGCCACCAGAGTGTTGGAAGCTTTGAGCAACAAGCCAGAATTGGAGATTGGTGTTAGGCGTGGTTTGAACCAGAAGTGTTGGGGTGGTCATGAGTAAATTCGATTTCCAAGATGGCAATGGCGATGTACCCGCCCATCGCCATCAGAACCCTGATGGTTCGGAAGGTGGCTGGGTCGCGGATACAGCCTATGTGGCTCCTACTGCCACCCTCAACTATACAGCAATGGTCTATGGCAAGGCTGAAGTACGCTACCATGCCTCAATCCTAAACTATGCAAGAGTCCATGACCATGCAAAAGTCTTAGATTACGCCACCATAAAAGACAATGCGCATGTATACGGCGAATGCAACATCCAGGATAGATCTGTAGTGGGTGGCTATGCTCTTGTTCGAGGGACTGCCTCTCTCAGCGATCGGGCTGAAGTTGGAGGCAATGCTAATGTTGGAGGGCAAGCTGTCCTGTCCGGTTCAGCCTTCATCGAAGGACATGCTTTTGTTTTCGGCAAAGCAGAGCTCTGGGGAGATGTCCTTGTCACAGGCAATGCCCGTGTAGAAGGAGAAGTCTTCATTCACGGGAATGCTGATGTCTACGGAGAGGCCCACATCAAAGCCCACACAGACGTTGCTTGGGGTTCCATCTTTGGATGGGACTGGACCTTCTTCCGTCAAACAGATGGAAGCATTGGTGGGGGACTCCTGGAGTCCCGTGTAAACTTTGAAGGAGGCCCCAACAAACAACTGGAAGACCTACAAGAATTCCTGAAAACAACCTGCTTCCCTGACAAGGTGCTCCCACAACCAACCTCTGCAAAAACCACCAAAATCCTCCAGACCTTGGGTCTCTACCCCGAGATTCAAAAAGAAGTCCAACAAGACTTATTCCACCGTTTGTGCATAGAAAACCTTGCCAAGACTCCCAAATACAAGTAGACCTTCACATAACCTCTAGAGACTTAGCCATGACGAACACGGAATGCAAGAATTTCATCAGCCACACACTCAAGTCCCACCAAGGCCTCCAAGTAGGTGGCCTTGCCACTCTACCACGCAACCCGCGCGATTGGCACAAGGACTCCAAGGTGCAAGTGGCTTGGAACAACCTAGAGGACTTCAACTATCTCTATGATCCAGTGCAGGAACCGGAAGCCTTCTACGTCCAACCTCCCTCCCTACACCTCAACGCTCTTGTGGGTGCTACTGCTAGAGGGTTCCAGACTGAAGAAGGATTCTTCCTCATCCTTACGGATGCGAAGGATGAATCCTTTCTGGGATGGTCGGCTGAGTGCTGGGGCGCTTGATCCGTTCATCGCGAAGACATCCGAATGTCTTGTGCCACTTTGACAGGAACTACTGCCTTGGTAGCAATCCCCCTTGAGGATTCCTACCACCATGCCCGCCTCTCCCTACTTTGTAAGCGGAAGGTTTGGTTGTGGACTAGAAACCCAGCAATATCACATAAAACTGCGAGGAGAAAGAACCCCTCTTCCAGTAGCCCCACCAAAGGCGCTCCTAACCCCTCTACCAAATCGAGGCTGTGACAATCCACTGAAGAACTTTGTGGTGAGCCGTTTAGCTTCGGTGAGTTTATCCCATTGTTCTTCAGCGTTTCGTTTGAGGTCCATATACTTGGAGGACTTCTCAATATCGAGGCTGATGCCACCGATTGAGTAACTGAATTCATCGGCAGTCCACGAATAAGCCAAGGCTTGGGCGGCATTAACGAGAGCCCCCCATAGAAGGGCAGCTTGCCAAGAAGGCTTCCGCATGGCGAGGGTGCTAATGTTGGAGAGGTCATCTGTCTCTGGAGGTTGCATGTTCCATTTCCAGAGAGCGATCTGGAGGAACTGAAGCAGCTCCTCATCTTCCCAGATGTGCCCGAACACCTGATTATAGCACCCCACCTGACCTTCCCCTTCAGGGGGGCGGAACCGGTAATTGCGGTCAGGGTTGCGGTCTCGAAGGAGATACCTCAGCTTGCTGATAAGCTCTTGTTCTTGAACGGAGTAGGGGCTGGTAGAGACTGTGCCAGCGATGGACACCACGGTAAACTCTTGGACCACCAAGGTTGTCTCTGCCCCTGCGGTTTCCACAATGGCCCAACGAATGCGGTAGGAGCCTGCTGTGGCGTTGGGTGGGATTTGCAGGGCAGCGTAGTACTCACCCACCGAAGGGTTCACAGGGACCCTTGTAGGCGAACCAATGAGCACTTCTGCACTGGTTGCGGGATCTACGAAGTAAATGCCGTAGGTGATGCCATACACATTCAGGGGGTTGCCACTGGGGTTGGTGAGGTAAATGTCCAGGTCACCACGGGTGAGTTCCTGGCCTTGATCGAATGCAACGGCCATGGCAACCTCCAATTAGCCCTGATGTGTAAGAGACTTCGCCCACTTGATGGCTTGTGTAAGATCCAGAGCGGACACAGTAGCAACCCCACTGAAATATTGACGCTTCAGCTCACGCATCGTGCTGGGGTCTGTGCCGGGATCAAAATGGAAGATCACCTTGTTGCCTTCTCGAGTTGTATCCATGAAAAGGACACAAGCTACCTTGAGGTAGGCTGCAAAGTAGAGATCCGAGGTCGTGTATGAATTCTTAAGATCCATGGTATTCTCCACAGAGAAGGGGGGCATCCAGCCCCCCTTCTGGGTTAGATCAACTTAGAGGAGCGAACCGTCGTCTGCGTAGACAACGAGAGCCGCGCCAGCAACACCACCCCAAGAGAAGGTAGCTGCGGTGAACTGGGACAAATGCCCCTCACCCAAAGAGATGTTCAATGCGCCTGTAGCATAGGTGTGACGGAAAGTGCCGACGGTGAAAGCACCCAAGCCTGCAGGTGCTGCAAGAGCACCAACAACCGAGCCTGCAGGGAGAACATAGTCACCACCCGCAAGAATCTTGAGTACGTCAACTACGGTACCATCAGAACCACCTGCGACCAACGAGGTGCCTGCACCCGCATTGGCAACACCATTTGCGGTGAGGGCCGTGTTGATTGCAGCCACAGTGCAAGCAGCACCAAGGTTGAGGTAGGTTGCCACAATGAACGCGGCCGTTGCATTCGCTACAGCTGCGGTGATAGTAACAGCCGCAACACCGTCAATGACGTGGTCAATGAGGTATGCACCCAACCCATGGGCAGTGGCCTGAGTAGTAGCCACCGAAAGAACAACCGTATCCGTCGCCGAACGGTTGATGTACTTGGTCTGACCCGCAGGCTCATAAATGAGGTTGCGCTGAGACTCGTTGGGCTTGAGATCGAGAACTTGAAGGATTCCGTCAGGAATGTCCGTGCGGACCTTGCAGATAAATGGCATGGGAGTACTCCTTGTTATGGAGAAGGACTTGTGTGTCCTCCCCACAATATGCAGGAGATATTGAACGAATATTGCCTATCCCATCTCACCATTAACAAGAGCAAAGCGTGCATCGAAGAGTACAGCCCCACCTGTACTGAACAGGAAAAGGTCCTTCACAGCAGCATCGTAGAAGGTTTCCAATTGTCCAAAGGGAAGTTGGACACAAGGCTGGCCGTCACCGAAGGCGACAAACAAAGGGTTGCCCGCATCCAGATTTCTAATACGGATGTTGTCCGAGAAGGTGGGGAGCACAATGTGCAAGCTACCTACAGGGGGTAAGCCAGTAGCCAAGGCCACTAGAAGAGGTGCGGTCCCTGCAAGAGATAGGGAAGGGCGAGGGTTGGACAGGAACCCTGGAGGAGGCACAATGAAGATGGGTCCTTCCGGTTGAACAACACCTGCGAAGTCCACCTCTGCCACTCTCACATAGGAGATATCCGAATCATGGGGGATTGCACCACCACCCACCCAGAAGTCTTCTGGGTCGTAGAGCATGTGGGTAAGGCCCCGATTATTGTTTTGGGTACGACCAAGCCCCTTGCGTTGAATGGTGGGTGACCGGTAGGTACCACCGGTTGGTACTTGGAACATGGCAGTGGAGCCCGTGAAGGCTGTATCCAAAGCATTAGCGGAGCCCACCGAGTAAGATCGAATCCCCTTGTTGTGGGGGAGTATCATTTCCACATGGTGTGCATAACGTCCGATGAGTCTTGGGCTGGCCATCTGTAAACCTCTCACAACCTACAAGGTTATCAAAGGGTTAGCGGGAGACAATGCGCTTTGTGTCTGCCTTGACCTTGGCCTGCATGTTCTCATACCCTGCTATATCCTTGCCCTTGTCTTTGGCAAGCTTGGCCGCTTCCGACCAGGAATCGGTACGTTCCCCCTCCACATTGGGGACAAGCCGCCCACCAATGTTTGTGTCCCTGCGCAGGGCCTCTTGCTTAACGCCCAAATCGGCACGCTTAGCTCGCATTTGCGATGCAATGCGACCGTTCTTAGAAGCCCAATCGTCACCCTTGAAGATGATGCCACAACCTGTAATCAACCTCTTGGTGTCACCATCACAATCAGGGCAGGATTCTGCCACATCGGATTTGGACATGGACTTCCTTACGTCGAATTCCAAGTCACAAGACAAGCACTGGTAACCATAGATGGGCATGGTGGGTACTCCTAAAGTACCACCTTACCCATCAGCGGCCTTCGCGATACTCGTCCCGAAGCTGTTGAGTGGTGGGAGCATTCTTGACCATGTGAATCCAAGACTCCAGCTTAGCCCGGTCCACCTTGGACTGGTCCACCATGGCAATGGTTTCCCACACAGCGTCAATGGCATCCCGACCGTTCACCAACTTCAGGCCGTTGATGCGGTACTTGGTGACCACAATGTCACGAGCACCTACACGGATGCGAATTGAGCCACCAGGAAGGCCCCACTGATCTCCCGACTTCCCAGAGGGCTCTCCAAGATTGTGGAGACGTTCCTTAGCGAGGATACTTGAAAAGGGGAGGATTCCTGAAGACAGGGTGAACAGGTAGTCCTTGTGGGCCATCACATCTGATTCAGAACGTGCATGGAGAAGTGATGGGACCTCCTCTAGCATCTCCTCAACCATGGCCAGACCCTTTGCCTTTGTCTTGGGGTATAGCACCACCTTCCCCGATGGAATGAAGGTGATAACCCATGCACTACCTGCCACGGCCTTGTGCAGAGCCCACGACCCCGCCACAAGGGCAGGGACGATTTTCTCCCCTTGTAGAGTCTTAATCTGCACATCATCCTTTTGAAACGCCAGGGCTTCCTTCAACATAGCCGTGAGGCTATGTCTCATTCCAGAGTCTTCAGGAAGTGTTTCAACAAGATGGGCAATTCGGTATTGCAAGTCAGACATGGTGAGGATTCTCCTAATGGGTGCACTTAACTAGGGTTAGTAGGCCCTATCGGAAGTACTCGGTGATATGCTCAGCGGCATACCAGTCAATGTCTAGTACCATGCCATACTCAGGGAGGGCCTTGTGGACTTGAGTGAAGAACCCACCATTTGAGCTGAGAGTCCAGTTGATGGGCCACATCTTACGACGGGTGTAATAGTTGTCCACATGGTGGTAGGCTGCTTCGGTCTCTTCAATGCTGGCAGGGTAGAACATGGAATTGACATAGAAGCCATCATCCTGGATCTTGACCGTGCCACCCTTGATCTCACCCACTGGAAACTTCCCTGCAACGACCCCATGCTGGAGAACCTTCTGAATGGCCTTGAGGAACTTCCCCTCCATTTCAGGACGCCAGTACTCGTTGGGGATGGTCAACCCCATTTGGAACTTGTAGGGCTTGACTTCGGAGAGGGCGCTCAACAGCTCTCGACGTGTGGGATCCCCCTGTGGGAGGTTCGAGGCAATGCGGAGCATCTTGGTGCGTAGATCTGACATGGAGGTTCTCCTTAGATATCGAAGATGGTGTTGAAGGATTCTAGGTTCTCGCCTTTGAGATTACCAAAGGCCTTGAGGGAGGCCGACTCTCCAAAGTGTTCTTCTGCGTCAGTGGCTGCATAGAGACTTGGGAATTTTCCCTTGTGTTCTGCATCTGCCATCCAACTGAAGAGCTTCATTCTAGGCACGGTGCCCACAGGCTTATCATTCTTGTCTTCTACAAGCACTGCTGCACCACCGCTATACTCCTTAACCCGGACGGTCTTGTTGTTCACCAGCACGGGAAGTACTTCCCCCACTTCGGGAATTCGCCCTGATGAGGCGTTGTTGGACATAACCCAATGGTGGCTGTTCCAGGCCGCCTTTAGGTTTGAAGACAACTTATTTTTCCAATAGCGATGTGCCAGCTCATGGACAAGGTGTCGTGCAGAGTCCTCTTCGGAGACTCCTCGTATGTTGACACGCAGGTAAATGGAATCCTTTGCTGGCATGAACCATGCCGCCCAACTTTTCCTACCCAACTGACCCACCAGATAGACATCGCCATAGGCCATGCTGGAGAAGCCTGGAAGCCCCACTTTGGACAAGGCTCGCTCTGCCCGTGTAAGAACACGCTCCGCTCGTTCCCAATCCCTAGGGGAAGAACCTACGGTGTCATGGACACGAAAAGAACCAATGGTTCGAATGCCAACCTCCTCACTTCTTTCTGGCCAACGACCTGCTTCCACAAGAACGGTGAAGCGCTTGGCATTGTCTTCAAACCACTTGACTAGATCCTTGGGGGTTCTTTGTACACTCAGCAGGCGAACGGCCAACTCCAAAGCCTTGGCACTTTTGGGGGGGATTGTCTTGTGGTCAATGACATACTCCCCCCAAGCTCGGCCAGATTGAACCAGCAAAACAAAAGTGGAGTAGAGCCCTACTTGGGGATACTTCGGACTCTTGAAGTAATTACCCGGCTTCCCCGCGAAGCCCAGAGGAAGCTCCTTAGCCTCTTCCAGAAGAAAAGACACGATCTTCAGGCCACGCTGTAATTGCTCAAGATCAGCCTCACCCGCTGCTTTTAAAGCCAGAGATGCAACACGCTGCCCCACAATACGAGACTGGAATCGATCTGCCACTCGGCTGACACTGGCCCATTCGGGGAACACCTCTGTCTCAGATGTCAACCATGTGTCTGTGGACGCCAACCGGTACTGGCCCACCTGTCCCAGAACGGCAACAATGTGCTTACAGGCCCAATGCTTTCCGCCTGGGTCTTTCACGTCTGGACGGGAAGCGGTCCCCACAGGCTTGCCATAGAGATACTGGTTGGTGCTGGCCCAGTGCTCAGGACCCTGCCACCGAAAGAACTGACAGTCACAGGACACCTGAACCTGCGCCTTCACAAGGCTCTTGATGTTGCCCTTGCGCAGCCCCTTGATCTTGATGGTGTAACCCTTACCCTTGGACCCCATCGCTGTAAACGTCCAGATGCCCTTCTGAGGGTCAGCACGCGACAGGCGGACTTGGACACCCAGAGCCTTCTGGTGTACGTCAGGGCCCGTCTGGGAGGCAATGTCACCAAGGGTAGCTGCGGTACGGAAGCCGATGTCAAACATCTGACCATCACCATTGGGAACCACCCTTGAGCTGCCTGCAGGCACATCGTCCAGGTGTGCGTCTGGAGGGGCATAGGCAGGAGGACGTGTTTGGTCTCCACTACCCGGTCCCGTTCTCCAATGGGTTGGGCTGGTGGGGGCGTAATTCGCTCCGTCTTCTGGATACTGGATTTCCTTGTTGGGTGCTTCCTGGTTGTAAAGAATCAGCTCTGCAGAGGCCATAGTGCGACGGGTGACGTACCCATAGTCTTCCTTGTAAGGAACACCATATTGATCACCGGGAACACCCACAGTCCTAGGACGATCCGAGACCCCATTGTCAGGAGTGTTCATCTCGGCTTTAGGGATGACACGGTTGCCACCACCACCAGCACCTGCCGGGGCATTGGGTGTAGCAGCACCCGAAGGAAGTGCCACTTCTTTTTCCCGATCAGTATCCGTAGGGAGGTTGAGTTCCGACTTGGGAGACACCAAGTCCTTCACCCAAGGGCTCCAAGCCTCCTTCAGGTATGCATCGGCAACTTTGCAAGAGGTCGCCCTAGGGTCAGACTGTCCAACCCAATAGGTGGTTACCAACCTCACATCCTCCCCCTTTCCTGGGGCAGTAATGGCAATCGCTAGGTGTAGCTTTGGATCTGTCCACAGGAGAGGGCTTGAGGACTGAAGCTTATCTCCCCATTCTTTAGCCCGCACGTCCCCACGACTCTTGAAATCCCCCCATGCCTTGTGGAAAGACTGCAGAGCTAGGCGGACTTCATTCACCGTGACTCCTCGTTGGTCCATACGATATTGTGCATGGGGGGTCAGCACAAGCCTCTTGAACCTCGTCCCTGTAGCTCCACGTTCAGTCTCCAAGTCATAGACTTGGGACGCTTCTGCGTTGTCCAGCTTGTTACCCTTCTCCACATCCTCGATCAACTCTTCCCGAAGCCGTGGGTTTCGAACATCCTGAATGCGTTCAACCACCTGACAAGGTCCGCCAGGGAAGCCTAGTGGTGGTGAGAGATCGGAGCGTCGATTCATGATGGACCTTCCACAAAAGACAGAACCCCCGGTAGGGATTTCCTACCGAGGGTTCGTTATAGACCGGATAGCGCGGGCCTAGTTGCCGTAGATTGCCTGCATGACATGCTTGCGGACCGTATCCGTCTCAAGAGAGAGAACTGCATTCAGGGCAGGCATGTTGCCCTTCAAAGCAAGGGCCTTCTTGACACGAGCCTTCCAATGATCCTTCATGTCCCAACTGAACCCAGGGACGAACTGTTGGATCATCTCGATCTTGGCCTGAACAATTGCATCGGAAGGCACCTCATCCATGATGACCTCATCCATGGGTGCTTCAGGTGTCTTGGTAGGTGCAGTACCAATGTGACCAACGACCACACCGTCTGAGGCATCACCTACGGCTGTAGCCCCAGAGCTGATCTTAACCGTGGTGTCCATGTCCTTGGGGACAGTCACACGAGCTTCGGTGTTCTGGATAGCCTCTCCAGATGCAGAAACAGTAGCCTCACCCAAGGTCTTCTGAGCCATGGCCTGACGTTCTTGGCGACGAGCCTCAGCAAGAGCTGAGGCTTTGGCACGAGCTTCTGACTGCTCCCCCGCACCCTCTCCTGCAACCCCGGCATCAGGAACACCAGTGCTGGCCGAATTGGGAACAATGTCTTCAAGATGCTCGGAAGCCGCTGAGAACTTCTCAATCTGAACACCCTGAACACCCGTGGGTCCCAACTGACCCTTCAGGACCGAAGCCTGCGTAGAGGAGATATCAATTTTCTTCGCCTTCGCGGAGTTCTTGAAAGCACCAATAACACGACCCTCTTGATCTTCTTCCGGAATTACCTGTGCTTTCTTCTTGATGGGTTTGCCCTGATCGTATTCAGAAACTTCCCCAGCAAACTTCGCCTTGTGGGTGCGAAGAGCATTGCTTGGCCGGACTTCTTGGAGCCCACCCATATCACGCTCCTCGTCCTCAACCATCCCCATATGACGGGCGGGGCCTCGATCTGCGCTCTTGGAGTCTGCCGCTCGGATCTCCACTCCGGCAGACTTGGCCACATAGCGGGCCTCATGGGCCCCTTCGTTGGCTTCCGGAATGAGCCATCCCACCTTAACAGCTGCCCGCAGAGAGGAAATGTTCACGTCCTCAGAGCCACGGCGCATGGTGGTACCATCATAGAGTACAACCTCACCTTGCTCCAAGTCTGTCTCAATTTGGCCCAGATGGACCTTTGTAATGACTACGAAAGGTTGGAAATCGCCTCGCACAAATTCTACGGCCATTTGTCACTCCCAGGTGTTAGGGCCACCATACCCATGAAACAGTAAATCAAGCTTCGGGTTTGTCTGCGGGCTTCACAAGGTAGAGCAAAGAAGATCCCTGCTTGGATTCCCTACTTGGGATCTCCCGCACCTCGACATTGAGCCTCTCCGCCAAAATGGGTAGGAAACTCTTATGGATACGAATCCGAGCCACCACCTCAGCAAGATTGTCCTCTGCGGAGTAGATACAGAAGTCCAAATACACCTCTTGATCGGACTCCTCACGGATACGAATAGCATTCGCAAAAATGCCAAAGCCACTAACGCCCTCGCGAAGGGCTACAGCACAGTTAATGTTTGACATTAAGAATCCCAACCGTCAGGGTTTGGCTTCAAGATAAGACTCTAGCCACCGTACCCAGGTGTTCACCGTATAGCAGAAAGCGGATGCAGAAAAAGCACACACCACAAGATCCGAGCGGCCTGTCACAAGCCCAAGAACCCAACCACAGTGGAAACCTGTACAGTAAGCACAAGACAGCATACGCTGGAAGAAGCCTCCCACTCCAAAGGGAAGGCGGGCCATGGGTTTGGTGAGCACCTCTACCTTACCTTCCATGAGGGCAAAGCAAAGACCATAGCAGGAGAAGAGAAACACCAAAGCTACTTCAATAGTGCTTCAGCATCCGCCTCACCCAGCGCAATTTGTTCGCGCATCTTGTCCCCAGAAAAATCCAAGGAAGTGTGCAGCTTGCGGGAGGGATACAATACACGGAGCTTCACTACCTTCTTGTCTGCTCCCATTTCAGACACAACCTTGGCAATGGTTACCTCATCCACACCATGCTTACGCATCGTGGCACCAATGCTACCAAAACGATTGTAGACCTCGGCAATCCTAACATCAGATTGGACACCCTCATACATCATAAGAGACAGACATCGAAGCCCAAACTGCATGATGTTCTTCATTTCTGCCTGTGGCTTCAGATCCATCTCATAGGGGTTGCGGGTAGTGAGGATGGTGATATCATCCGCACCAGCATCAATAGCAGCCCCAACAGGGGCTGTATCCCGAAGACCACCATCAGAAAGCCAGTGTGGACCCACACTTACGGGGGTGAAAGCTAGAGGGTAACTAGCTGAAGCCATGATGGGGGAAATACCATATTGAAGCAGGTCTGCATTTGTGTGTACAACCAACTGCCCTGAAACCATATCCACGGAAGCGAAGCGCACCTGCACCCCAGACTCTTGGATGGCTTGGATATCCACAATCCTAGTTAGAATTTGCTCCAAATTCCCAGGAATACCCACGGATGGGTTCCATAAGGAGGGGATGCCCCAAGGCCACCTAAGCCTCCACACATCCTTTGTGCGGTTGATGTGCTGAACCCACATCTGTTCCACAAATGCTGCGGCCTGCTTGAAATCTTTGGCAGGAAACATTGCCACACCTGCAGCATTGATCGCACCCACCGAGGTTCCAGAAACGAAGCCAAACCCCTCGTCAAACTGGCCAGATCGAGCAAGGTACTTCAAGACCCCTGCTTCCCAGCTACCCCTAGAACCCCCACCAGCCAAAACCAATGCGCGCATCAGAACCCCCACAACCCCCTACTTAGGAGATGTTGTTGCCACCTTATCCCTAACAATCTGTAAGATGTTAGGCTCTGTCTTATGGACCTTTACCACAGTAACCAATCTCTTAGCTGGTTCCCCAGCAATAGTCACTGACTTAGGGTCCGTAATAGTAGGCATAGGCATATTCTAATCTCCTATTCGGTTGCTAATTCAAGAGTTACTTTGACACGGAGGGAATCAACCTGAGAAGCGTTGTACACAATTACCCGTAAGTAGAGCCCTGCAACCAACTCTCGACTGTCACCGGGTTTGAACTCCCCCACCTCCAAACCTTCCAGCCATTCGTCCTTAACACTCCTGCCCAGTTCAATCACGTCCCCTTCAACCCAATCGAAGCAAACGGCTGTGGCACCACCACTAAAGGTGACAGACTCCCCATCCTGGAAGGGACCATCCGCATAGGACACGTCAAGGGTCGTACCATTTACAGACAGAACTCTTGTGGTCTGCCCTGTAGTAATGCCGGTTACGATCTCCCCAGGGGCAATCGTACCCACAACGGTGTTCAACAGGATGTGGGTCCTAGTCAGACCATACATCCCAAAGAGCCCCGCCACATCATCACGATCCACTAGGGCAAAATGAAACGCGGAGCCTTCCACAGCAGGCGTCCTACAACGGTATTTGCCGCCTGCAAGGTAACAGCGACCCTTGGGGCCTACCAAATCATTCCAGACACAAATATCGGTGACCTCCATGACATTAGGGAGAACCGTAATCTGCCATGATTTATTCAAGTTGGATGATGACACAGGCACATTGACAACGGTCACCGCAGCCATGCCAGCAAGACCAATGGTGGGCAAAGCCACCTTGGTGTTCCCATTTGCATCTAACTCTGGGTATTGAACCCCTTCAACCTCTGCCATGGCTAACTCCTCTTCTTGACGCGCTTGTTGCCGTCAGCAGTGTAAAACTTCTCAACCACTTGGTTAAGAATGCCCCCATCGGAAACATACTCCGTTGTCGTGATAGACTTAAGAGTCCCACCACTGCTCCACACATACCGCGCATCCTTTGCAAGGTCGGTATACGAGCCCCCACCCAGATCCGTGCCAAACCACTCCACAACCTGCACTAGACCCTTGTGCGTTGTAGTAACCTCAAAAGTAGGCTCAAACCTAACCAATGATCCATTATGGGATCCAAGGATCCCACCACAAGGCGCAGATAGTCCCCCATCCAAGATGAGAAGATCGGATGCTGGGATTGGGGTGGTGTTGGTAAACAACACCCGCACCACACCTGTGCCTTCATCATAGGCTACCCCATCAAAACGAGACATTGTGGTTGCTGAAAGTGTGCTCCGTAAAATTTGTGAAGTCAGCACTCCCACATTGACCTGCCCATTCGGGAAATCCGTGGCTACGTTGTAGGAATACTCCATATGGGCCATTAGCTCACCCTCACAATATCTATAGCACCTTGGTAAACCGACATGGTGCTGGAGTTGCTACTCGAAGTGTATTGGAGAAGGACCGTGTGGGTTGTGGTAGTAGCAAAGGTCACATAGTAGAATCCAGACCCTGGAATCCTTTGATCAGTGCCCGTATCCTCCCCCTCTTGTTGCATTTCCCACCCAATTGCACCATCGACAGTCACCCTAGCTTTCGCGTCATGAGAGGTACGCCAAATTAAACACCCGCCCACCCTGTAGGTCCCCGCAGGCAAGGTCGTAGTATTCAAGGTGACATAGGTCAGCCAGCCTGTTGAAGATGTGCTGGCCAGAGTGGTGCTCTGTGCATATTGAGGCACAAAAGGGTTTTCCCATGAGGGGTTGGCCCCTGCCCCATTAGTCTGAAGCTGTTGCCCATCCGTGCCTGGAGAAAGACGGACCCAGTTCGTTCCGTTGAAGTACAGCAGGTCTCCTTGGGACTCGCCACTGATCGTCAGATCTGTGACTGTCAAAGCAGTGGGGAACGTCCCTCCCACGTCACCTCCCGCACTGTCTCCCTGGTTCATCAGGATTTTGCGGGCAGTGCCTGTACCCACAGTCAGGTGGTCATCGTTGGAGTCCCACTCCACGGAGCCTTCTTGAGTCTGAGCAGGATCCGTGGCCGTGGGTAGGACCAAAGTGCCACCAGAGGCGTCCAGGGTGCCTGTCAAGGCATTTCTGGAAGAGCCTCCGGCCAGCAATAAATACTGGGTGTGATCATCAACATTCAGTCCTGACAATGCCGAATGGATAGTGGACGCCGTGGAACCTGTGCCCTGGGTGCCAAATGTTGGACGGTGGTCCACTAGTGTGGTGAGGTTCGTAGCACCCTGCTGTACCACGGCACCAAACAGACGCAGAGCATGCCTCGCCAGAAGCTCAGGTGGGACGGGCAACCCTCCTGCTTCGGCCAGGACCTGAGAGGCAAACGTCTCCTGAGCATACACCATGTGGTATTCGGTCCCGTCGCCCCCCACAGTCACATACAACACATCCTTCTTCCACTCCCCTGAAGGAATTGAGGTCAGAGTGCCTGTACTAGCATCATAGTAGGCGGTGTTGATGTCCGTTTGGCTGGATGTGTGACTCCATCCACCGGACCCATCCCGATACCAGTAGATGAAGGTGATGGGAGTTGCACCAGCGGTTGTGAGGCTATCCAGCCCCACATAAAAACTGGACGCTGTGACATTAAGCCCCAGCCCAGGCTCAGTGCTCTTGATGACCGATCCTCCCGTGATCCAGACCACCCCCATAGTGTCGGTGATGAATTCGTGGAGCCGCTCGAAGGACTGGTCAACTGCAATGTGGTAGGTGGTCAGGTTGACGATGCTGGAAGAATTCGATCGGCCGGTTGCAAGGAGGATGTTCGCCTCCTCCGAAGGCTCGGTGCTGAGGGCCACAGAGACCACACCGGCACTGTTCACATAGACCCAAAAATCCACGTCTGCGCCTATGGTAAGGGCGCTTGCCGCACCCCAAACCACATGGTTTACTCCAGCACCCGTATTGACAAAACCCACACCTGACGTGACATCCACTTCAAGGCCTGTGCCCCGTGTGACGGCACCCCCGCTGACATACCCTGTGGGGGCAGTACTCTGGAGTAGTGCTCGCACAGGGATTGTAGTGGAACCAAGGCTAGCCCCCAACCACAGCTCCCCGGACACGATGGTGCCCGAGAGGACATTGTCCTCATGCACTATGAGACCTAGGAGGGTGTCCGCCATGACATCCACTTGATGAAGGTCAGCCACTCCCATGAAGGTCAGGATAGCACTGGAGGACTCTGTCCATAGGTCGAGGCTTGAGAAGCCACCGTTTTTGATGGTGCAGCTTGCTGCTGTCACCTGGGTTCCTGAACCTGTGGGTCCGAGATGGATGGCATTTACACCACTCGAAAAAGTGCATCCATTTGCACGGACAAAAGACCCATCATCCACAAAAAGACCGTTGGTAGACCCCGCATTCCGGTGGAAACAGACATCCAAGGTCATCTCGGCATTGGCACCCGAGCAGTAAAACCCATGCACAACAGACGAGGAGGGTCCAGACATAAACCCGGAAGACATCGCTGTGATGTTGCCATACCCCGTGGAGCGCATAAACGTGTTCATGGGCGAACCCACATAGTGGTTCCCCACGTTTATGGCATGCACAATCCCGCGTGCCGCAGCAGGATTGACCCACACCCCGTAATACCCACCATGGAGTACCACATCCACAATGAAGAAAGGCACATTGCTTTCTGAAGCATAGTACAGCGTAGCCAACCCTGTACCGGATGGCCCTAAAACACCCACACCCTTCAGATAGGCTCCTGGTGCTCCTGTAATGAAATGGTTGTTGGGGTCCGTGGTCTCAAGGACAGTTGAAAGGATTCCCTGTCCAACCACGGCCACATACGACTTCATTGTAAAAGGATCTTCAGTGTAGATCCCCGGCCCCACATCAATCACATAAGGCTTTGTAATTGTTGCGTCCGTGATGGAGGCTATTGCAGCCTTGATCGATGTGAACTCAACCGATCCTGAAAGCCCTACACGAACCCTTTGTGCTGTAGCCACCCAACTAGGGTGGATGAAACCATTACCATCCGCCAAGGGTAGGTGGTCTGCAGTTGCTGTAGCAGCCACGTCCAAGGATGTCGTGGTGGTAGAAGTCAACTCTGTGAGAAGGATCTGTGCTTGGGCAATGGTCAAGTCCACGGACCCATCGTTCAGCACAACATCTCCGGAGGTAACATATCCTAGAAGCTGTTGATCCTCGCGAAGCTCGTTCAAACTTGCATAGTTTGTCAAGGTCACTGTAGCAGGACTTGCTAGAATCATGTTGTTGGGGATGGGGGTCTGAACCAGGGGGAGGTCAGCTACCGTCTGGTTCTTCGCAATGATCACAGTCATTTAGACTCTCCAACGGAAGGTAATCCAGCCCTGCACATTAGAGGTGTCAGCGCCTCCTTCCGCATTTCGGGCACCCAGAATATCCCCTTGAGAAAAAACCCCATCAAGGGCTGTGCTACTACCTGCCACCGCAGTCGACACCAAATCCGCAACCGTGCTGCCACTTGCCGTGGCCTCAAAAGTTGCGGAAGAGGTTTCCCCACGAGTGTAGGAAATACCCACCACTGTACCATTGAACTCAGCACTACGACCTCTTGTAGAGCTATAAGACAGGCCGTCCGCACCACGATAGTATGCCCCGTCACCAGTGGTGCCATATCTACCAAATGAGATCTGACCCTCCACAACAGATAGCCATTTCGTGCGAGTCGAATCGTAAGCCATCAATAGGTTCAGGGCGGTGTTGTAGTACAGGTCCCCATTCGACGGAGAGGGGCTTGTGGGGTCCGTTGTCGAGGGATCATAGACGACCACACCCGCAGCTTCTGTGTACCTCCCAGTGGCGTCTAGGAGACGAAGCAGCTTTCCGGCACTCGCCCCTGTCACAGGCCCATTAAGGTTGCCGGTTGTGTCTAGGTAGGCCAAGGCCTCTGCTGTGGAAAGATCTGAAGAACCGTCATTGATGACAATGTCCCCAGAACCCACTGCAGTGTTAAGAGACTCATCCGAGCCAATCTCAAAGAAGCATGAGGAATCCGTGAGGGTAATCTGCCCACTGGCAGGTACAACAAGACCAAGCCGTGTGAGATTGATATCCCCCACGGTCTGGTTTTTGGCAATCACAATGGGCAGAGCCACAACACCCCCAACCTAAACTTAGGCACGCCACTTAACCTTGACCCAAGCCATCACATCTGAAGTGGAGTTGCCGCCCGCTTGGTTTACTACGGCTAGAACACCCCCAGCCGAGAAGTCCCCATTCAGAGCATTGGACACCCCTGCTACTGCAGAAGAGGCCAGAGTTGCCCTAGATGTACCACCCTCAACAATATCAAAGGTGGCCGCATCCAAGTCTGAACGAGTGTACCCAAAACCTACAACCGTGCCATTGTGTGGCATGTAATACCCAAGAGCAGAGGACATCACACGACCGTCCGTCCCTCGGTAGTACTGGTCAACAGCAGTAACACCATTGCGACCCACCTGCAGTGTCATGGACTCTACAGACAGCCACTTAGTGCGAGTGGCGTCATAACGCATCTCGGCATCCAAGTTGGTGTCATAGTACTTGTCACCATCCGCAAACCCACCCACCGTGGCTGTAGGTGCTCCAGCACTGTTGCCGTAGTAGGTGACGCCATCTACTACCACCTTTTCCGTGCCAGAGGAAACGATGACCCCTGAAGCCCCTGTGCTGTTGCCTACTGTGGTGGTGCTTGCAACGGCTGCAGTGCCAATGTTGATGGCACCGCCAGACAACACATCCAGTGTGATAGTATCATCCGCGTTCAAGTCAATGATGCCTGCCCCATTCGTGCTTGTGGCATTGATTTGAACGGTTGCATCCCCAGAAGTAGCTCCGGTGTTGGATGCAGCCACTGTCATTACCACGGGTGTGGTAGAAGCAGTGTTCGTCGCAGTGACGTTGGAAGAAGCAGTGCCATCAATGGAGAAGCCATTGTCCCCCGTCATTTGTACGTCGAAGGAGGTCCCGTCGAAGTTGAACCCCGTGGTAAGCACAAGGCCACCTGTAGCGGTTACGCTAAGAGCTTCTGACCCAGCCACAACCAAGGAGTTTCCACCAGAGGTTGTGACTGTATTTCCACCCGCGTAGGCACTTTGCAGGGAGAGTGCAGCAGCCCCTGTGGTCACATCCGCAAAGGTGAAGGCACCGGCATTGGAGCCATAACCATACTGGAAAACCCCAGCTGCAGATACTTGCTGGACACCCACGTTAACCACGGTGATGCTGCCCAGCACCGTGGTGTCTGTGATGAAGTCATTCTGGGTGAATTCAAATGTACCTGCGGTTGTGCCGAGGCCCTTGATAGTGAGTACACCGTTGAGGTTGCTCAACACCTCGTAGAGCCCGTCATTGCTCTGGTTGCTGGCTCCCGAAACCTGAATGAAGTCTCCCTCAACAGGTAATGCTGTGGCGCTTGTGCTTACCAGGTCTCCTGTTGCAAGGGTACCGATACCTCCAGAGCATCCTGTGAAAGAGGTCCCGGTGACACCCGTGTAGGTGACAGCCTCAACACCATTGGTGGTCGTGAGGTACACTGTCCCACTTGCGGGGAATCCCGTAGTGCTATCCACATTGATGGTGGCCTGTGGGAGGGTGGCACCATTCGAGGCCACCGCAATAGCTGTGACCGCTTCGGCAACCGCTACATAGGCATTAGCCGCCCCTGCACGGGCCACAAAGCCACCTGTTGCCACCACATCCACAGTTGTGGTAGGGAGGCTGTTGACCACCATGCCACCTGCCATCCCAGCAACAGTGGTGTAGTCAGCGTTAAGGTATAGGAAGTTGTCCGCGACATTGACCACTTCCGAATGGACCGTGGTGGTGGTACCATTAACCAGAAGGTTGCCAGACACCGTGGTGGTAGGGGAGTCCAGAAGCAAACCGCCGGTACCAGTACGCACTGTCACACTGGTGGCCCCAGTGTTGGAGCCAACCGTGAGGACACGGGCACCGGCTGTGCCAATGTTAATCGCCCCCGTGTCCACATCGGTACCCACACCAATAGTGCCACCTGAGGAGTCAAGGGTAACGTCACCTGCCGCCTGAACGTCTACAGCACCCGCTGAGGACACATTCACCGCACCTGAAGTGGTTGTTGCTAGGGTCAGGGTTCCAGAATCGGTTGTGAAGTTCGAGGCACCCACGCCATCCAGGGAGACAACCCCAGTGGAGTCTACGAGCACACCACCAGTGCCTGCATTGAGGTCTAGGGTGGTGGTAGAAGAGGCGTTGCCGACAGTGATTGTACGGGCTGCGGCCCCTGTGCCAATGTTGATGGCCTGTGCTACAGCGTCATTGCCAATGTTGATTGCTGCACCGGAGCTATTGAGGCTCAAGGCACCTACAGCATCAAGGTCAATCGTGCCATCAGCCGTCATGGTGATGACGCCCGTACCCACCCCTGAGTTGCTAGCTGCAATGGCAAGGGTCTTGTCCCCAGCATTGTTTGCAGTCATGGTCAGGTTGGTGGTGTCCGTGGAGTCCAGAGACATCGTGCCCGAATCCACAGCAAAAGCTGTGAGAGGGGTGGCCCCACCAAACAGAACGCTGCCAGAATTTACAGTGAAATCTCCCGAGGAGAGGGTGAAAGCAATATCCGTTGTGCCAGCCGTCGTGATGGTGCTGCCACCGTCATATGCGCCCTGAAGGTCCGCCACACCACCACCACCAGACCCGCTGATCTGCGCGAAGGGGAGGTTGTTGGTTCCAATAACATCGGAACCAGACAGAGCGGTACACAACCACACTTGCCCTGCGTACAGGGTTCCTTCCTGGACCGCAACCATTGCTGCGGCTGCAGACTGGCTTGTGCCAAAGTCATCTGGACGAACCCAAGCACCCGACTTCACAACCCAAACACCATTCTGGCTTGCAGTGCCCTGACCCGTCAGCAGGACCCGATCATCCGCCACCAGCGTGACACTGGTGTCCATGGTGCTACCTGCACCCGAGAGGGAGCCCACGTTGGTGGTGGACATGGCACGAACCGAGATCCGAACCTCTTGGGTGATGATATTGAAAAACTTGAGGCTATCACCCTTGGTGAGAACCCCCTGGCCGTAATCCAGAAGGATGCTGTCCGCCACAATGGCGGAGTGGAGAGACTCGTCATGAAGAATCTCATCCACATAGGCATAGGCGGTAAGGGTAAGTGTGCCGCTTGCAGGGACTGTCAAACCCAAACGAGTCAGCGTTACAGGTGAGCCGGTCTGGTTGCTGGCAATAATGGTTGGCAGAGACATGATGCACCCCTAAGTATGCATGGTTAACAGCACCAGAGACAATCTCATAGAGGGCTAAAGTATAGGAAGCCTAAGGCCTCCACTTCACCCTAACCCAACCCAAAGCATTGCTTGTCACATTGCCGCCAATCAGATTTTGAACGGACAGAACTTCCCCGAAGCTAAAATCTCCGTTAAGCACCACGTCCCTCCCACTCACCGCACTCGAGACCACGGAACCCAGAGAAACACCATTCCGATGGATATCAAAGGTAGCATTTGTGACATTGGATCTGGTGTAGCCAAAGGACACCACGGTCCCAGAGCGGACCGCCAACCAACCCAAGGTTGAAGACATCACACGCCCATCCAAAGAGCGGTAATACTGGCCAGGGGCGGTGTTACCATCACGACCAAACTGGAATTCGGAAGTCTCAATGGAAAGCCACTTGCTTCTGAAATCGTCATACCGCATCTCCATTTGGAGCGCAGAATTGTAATAGTAGTCTCCTGCGTTGGGGACAATCCCTGTAGGATCCGAGGTTCGAACACCAAAGTCTGTCCGGGAGACCATAGGTGCGGGATCCGTGTACTCTGCAACAAAATCGTACTGCAATGATGCCATAGCATCATCCAAGTCCGGCTTGTCCAATTCATCTATGGAAATAGGTATTAGCGCATCATTGAGAGCCACACCTACAATGGGTGTGGCTGTAGGTGCAAGCAGAGGGATCAGATCCGCTGAGGTCACACCAGAAGCTCGGTAGAGGTACGTCTTTGTTGCCATCAGACGAACTCTACCATTGCCACAACGTTAGTGGGAGAGGTCTCAACAACTGCAGCCTTTGTCACCTCAAAATCCAACAGGTCTCCTGCTGCCACCACAACCGAATGAACAAGATCACTAACATCCGAGCCTGTGGAGGCCAAGCTAACTGTCAGTGTTGTGGCCACATTGTTCACCCTCAAGGTATAGACAATGGGCAGACCGTTTCCGGCGGGTGTGTTGTGTCTTACATACAGGCTTCGTATTGTGCCCCCGCGAACCACGCGAAACTGATTTGACACGGTTTCTGCCAAACCCACATCTGATCCCGGAGCCAAGTAACGGGTGGTAGTGGTAGTCCCAACAGTGGAAGCTCCCCACAACAAAGAGGAAGAGCCAGCACTAGACCACTCAGGGTTAGCCCCAACACCCTGAGTGGTTAGCACCAACCCCACAGTGCTGGGTGTCAATGAAACCCAATTTGTGCCATTGAAGTAAAGAAGCGAGCCCTGTGCTTCCCCTGCAATCGTCAGATCCACCACAGATAGCAAACCGGGGAGTGTTCCAGACACATCCCCGGTGAGCACGGTGCTTGTGGTGATCACATTGGGGCCCACGTTAAATGTAGGCGCACCACTAACCCCATCGCCATTGGTGATGACAATGTTGCCTGCAGTGCCCAGGAGCGTCCATGTGCCATAGGTTCCAGCACCTGTTCTAGCAACCATCCCCAAGGTTGCCAAAGCAGACAGAGCATCTAGATCTGCATCCCACCCCTGCAGATCTGAACCCACAAGATAGGTTCGAGTAGCCCCCGCACCATCAAACCCTGCCACGCTGGAAGCTGTTCCGGTATGCCCTGACACCGCCCAACCCAGACTAGATAAAGTGGCGTGATCCGAACCACCCCCTCCTGGAATCGTGACAGTAATCGCATCAGCAACCGAGGTTGCTGTTACACCTGCGCCCACAAAGTTAATTGTGGTCGGTGTCGTGGAAAGGAGAGCACCCTCGTCAAGCACGGATGGAAGGAGCGCAGCAAATCCAGCACCCGCCACAAACTCGACCGTTAGATAACCCGCATCCACGAACTTACGGATTGCCCCAGAACCATGGGAGATCGCCACAGACCCAGTATAGATGAGAACAGACTCCCCACCATTTGAGGGGTGGGGGACGTAAATTGCACCAGCCTTGCGGAAGGAAGTCAGAACATCCACACCGTCCGTAATATCGGACAGGTGGATCGAACCAGCCGCTTTCCCCGTATGGGCCACACGGAGGAGTAGCCCTTCCTGGGCCATGCTTAGGCTCCCCTATTCGTGGGACCTGAAGCCCACACCTGAATGAGCTGGAGAATGCTTTGCAGGTACTCAGAGTCCCCCTCAAAAGCGGACTGGTGTTGGATTAGGACGTTGTAGAGGGCATTTTTTGATAGAAAAGCGGATTTAACCTCTTCGACCATGTTTGCAGCCACCACCCCCACCACCCCCCCCATCTGGACCCTACGGTCCAACTCAGGGAGCAGATCTGACTTAAACCCTCGTTGTGTCTTCTCTGTCACCAGCATCCCCCCAAAGGAGGGGGTAGGGCCCCCCACTGCAGGAATGGGGGCAATGGCCGGAGCCATTGGCGGAGGGGTCGTGGGGAACCCGAAGAAGGGCATGGGGGCAGGCATTGCCATTGGAGAGGGGGCTTGGGCCTCCTGTTGCACAATGATAGGAGGTTGCTGGATGATGATAGGTGCCTGCTGAACCACTGAAGTGGAACCAAAAGCAACAATCCGACGTTGCTGAGGAGACAACGCACCCGTGGATAAAGCAACACGCAGCAAATCCTTCCGCAAGGACTTGTCTGCATGCGCCAACCGGATGACATGGGCGATGAGTGTGTTCTTGGGCAAGGGTAGACTCCTATCTTCTCCCCGCTATAGGGAGGCTAACGTACTTTGCTCCGTGAGGTTTAAAACCAACCATAGTTGGGGTAAAAGACCGCAAGGAGAACATATGTCAAAAGAAAGCCTCACCTCCAAGGAAGCCTCTCTACTCTACATCTACATGGGCAAGGGGAAGCAGGCCCCACCTGTCCGTGCTGTGGTCAACACCTGCTGGAAGCTACGCGACAAGGGCCCCACCCCTGTTGCCGTTGGTTACCCCAGTGGCTTTGAAGCTTATGATGAAGCAAAATTGAGAGGCGTCAACATCCGCAAGACAAGGCGAGGTGACGTGGTTCCCTTGTATCTTGCAAGGGATATTGAAGATCTCCTCCACCTATCGCCTGGTGTGATTAAGTCTTGGTGGAAAGTTGCATGTGACTACGATCCTAGGGTGTTGCATGAGGCCATTGAATCTGACACCTTGGTACCAGACATCCAGGCCCTTCTAGGAGGGAAGAGCAGGCCCTTTCTCATTGCCGGACCCTTCCTCTATTTCTTCCTTGCTTCACAATGCCGATGGAAGAGAGAAGCCCTTCCAAAGGCCACCTCCCTCAAGTTGATCCTTGAAGAGCAGGATTGGCCAGTCATCCCCAACACCCCCCTTGCAGAAGACTTGTCTGACCTCTTCTTGGAAGAACCGCTTACCAAAGACATCCCGGAGCCTGTACCCATGCCCATGCCGCTAACCCATGACCCACAAGCCACCCTCATTCAGCGCATCAATGAACTGGAGCGGGTGATCCAAGCAGCAAAGGAAGAACAGGAAGAGCTTCTTCAGGAAAAGGCTGCATCTGAGGCTGCTCGCTTGGCCTTCCTTTCTAAGGCCCGCTTGGTGCTTGAGCAGTGCGATGCCCATGACAAACACACCACCTTCTCTTGTGTCGTGGTGGAATACCCCGATGGCAATCGAGTCAACTACTACAAGGAGTGACCCGGCCACCAGAAGTCTACAGCGGTGCCACAGCAAGCACACGCAACAGACCTACGGTGTGCCAGCCCTAGACTATGTAAAGCCCTCAACGTCCTTCGGGCGGATGAGGGCTTTACATTAAAGTCTCTAGCCAAGAGGGTGGCAGACCACACCCCCGGCTCAGCCTCAATGCTAGACAGAAAGGCCTTCATGTTGTGTCCCAAAGCCATTGGCACCCCTGTACATTTCCTATACCCGCTGAAATGTAAATGGAGTGGACCACGAATGCTTGATTCTGTCACATCGCTTGAGGATCAAATGTTCCTCGCAGCTTCCACGTTCATTCACAGCCTTGCACAATACCTAGCAGAAGCCTGCCACAGCCCAATCCAACGAGAGTGGACTACAATTTCTGAGGGCAACAAACCCACAGACTTCTGGTTTGAATTGCAACCGAACACCTACCACTTCCATGTGGACTGGGTGAAGAAGCGTATCTTCTTTCAAAGGGAAGGTACAAACCAAACCAGCAGAGGTTCGATTTCCTTTACAGACTCCATTGAGGAAATCACACGAAGAATACTCCCTGCCACACTTCCCTAAGAAGACAAACCGGGGTAGGCTATGTGTCCCCCCCAGAGAGGACACAAATGGACATTCAGAAGCGCGCACCCTTCATCGTGGTCTCCGGCCTAATCGGAGCAGGGAAAACCACCCTCACCACACAGCTTGCGGATGCCTTGGGCTACACTGCGCGCTTTGAGCCTGTGGCGTCCAACCCCTACCTGGAAGACTTCTACAAGGACCAAGCTCGTTGGTCCTTCCCTATGCAGATGTTCTTCCTCGCACAACGCTTCAAAGCACACCAAGAGATTGTCTGGGGTGGGAAGCCTGCGATCCTTGATCGCTCCATCTATGAGGATACGATTTTCGCGCGTATGCATTATGAAGAGGGAACCCTTGATGCGCGTGACTGGGAAACCTACATCAGCCACTTCCACGTCATGCAGGGGTTCCTACGCTACCCCGATGTCATCCTATACCTCAATGTTTCGCCGGAGAAGGCCCTAGAGCGCATCAACCTCCGTAGCCGGGATGCAGAGGCAGGGCTCCCCCTAGAATACCTCCAGAAGCTCCACAAGGGCTATGAAGAGTTCGTTGAAGAAATGGCCCGCTACACAGTTGTCATCGATCTGGATTGGGCTGAATACCAGCCCACTTGGAAAGTCGTGGAACGCATCCAACAAGAGACTCAAACAAACCAGAAGTTTCTTCGCTCCCTACGTCGGATTTGACAATAATCCGACTATGCTGAGCACCCTGAGTATAGGAGTCACACCATGGCTTTCATGAAGACAAGCGTTGGACTATCCACACGAGTAGAACGAACCGCTCTGGATGAGCGCCTCCCTTCGGGCAGCCCCCCATCCAGCCCTCAAGTAGGGGATGAATGGGACGGGATGGTTTGGGACGGATGTGCTTGGGTCACCCAACGTGCATGGAGCACAAGGGGAAGCCACAACGGCTAAAGTAAGATCTTCCACTCTCAAGGCCACCTAGGGGCAACCCTAGGTGGCCTTTTCCTTTGCCTCGGTATTATGTGCCTCCACATAGCGAGTTTTGTATGCCTGTCGCCACAAGCAATCTCTTGTACCTCCCCATGTTTGAAACCGAAGAGGCATGGGTGACCCAGATCCTCCTCCTTGCTGGAGGAGTGCCAACGCCCACCTCCAACTACCCTAGCCTCTACGACATCCCTTTTGAGTGGCAGGACAACCGCAGACTATTTGGCACGGTTCGTGATCCTTGGAGTTGGTATGCCAACCTTTGGATGGTTCTACTGGAGAGTCAAGAGGGTCAAATGCTGATCCGACACCTAGGTAAAGGGGACCGACGCTTCCATGCATTCCTAGTAGGGGCTACGGATGTATCCATATGGGGGAACACCCCAAGGACTCTGACGGATCCTTTTTGGGATTGGCCTTCAGGCAGTGAAGGCCTCTACACGGAGACAATCCTACAGACCTATGGGGACAGCATGGCTCTCATCAGCACAGACAACCTCGTGACTGAGCTGAGTGCTCTGTTGGGCTTTGATGTTTCCATCATCCCCCGCCCCAAGAGAGAGAGAAAGGACCCCTTCACACTCTACAATGGGGTTCGCCAGGCAGGGAGGATGGTGCGAAAAGCAGATGGGGAGCTAGCAAAAGCTCTAGACTTGAAGCCCCTTGGTGGGAAGCTACTTCTCAAGTAGCGTCTGATTGGTACTCACGTCCACGATGCGGATACAGGCAAGAGGCTCACCCAAGCAGACACGAGCCTCGTCCTCAATCGCCTCTAGGAACTCAGTGGGGTCCTCACCGGACCACCCCCCCATATCTAGGGTCAGATCTGGGCCTGCCCATGCAACCATCTTGCATGGGGCTTGTGAATCCGTGTAGCGAGTGTCATTGCGGTCAGCCATGGTGTTGTACTCCTTTGTACTTGCACATCTAGTACGCTGATTGCTCTGTTTTTGAAACACCTATGTTTTGAAACACCTAAGTTTTTTGGAGCCCCTAAAGTTTCATTTGGCATGGGTTGTGCGTAGTAAGGGGGAGACTCCCCTTACACAAGTGACCCTATTGAAGGACAAAACAGATGCTTGCAACCCGATTCAATGTCGCCTGCTGTGACCCTAGCAAATGCTGGATGCGGGAGTGCATGTGGGTTGGTGAGGACAAGGGAACCTTTGTCCTCGGGCGAGGGTACACGAGCTACCATGCACAGCCCAAGCCCCAGTGCATGACCCGTGAACGTGAAGGTTGTCCTAGCCCCCTCCCTACACCAGACCCTGAGAATGCACGCTGTTGCTACGCCCCCACCTACAAGGGACGAGGCAAGATGCTGATCTGCTCGACCTGTGGAGCTACTGCCCCCAACCAACAGGCCAAGCTCCTAGCCAAGCTCCCCCGGCTCCAAGGGGTGCCTTGTACCCATCAGGCTCAAACGACCACCCTGATTCAAGGCTGGCGCGAATGTCCGACTTGTCAGGGGTTCTGGCAGGGCTCCACCGGTGTATCCCCCCATGAGGCCCCCACCCACACCCTGACAGACATGCTCACTGTGCTGAGGTGTCATTTCAAGGTTTCAGAACCGTAGATGGAAACGTAGGAGAAGCATAGGAGACACCATGCTCAGCAAGGACCGCCACACGCTAGAACAAGAAATGTTCAACTCAACAGGAACCAAACCCAGAGAACTGCTCCATCCGTCTTGTTGAAGACAACAAGGATATGAGCTACATCTACAAGGGAGGGTGAGACACCTAACTGCGACAAACAGCAGGGTCCCCATCTACCATCATCTCAGAGCTATAGGACATGTTCTGCCTGCCGGATAACTCGATCTGCCATTCACTGTCTGAAAACCAACAGGTCCTGAAGTAGTCCGTTGAGGCATGGGTGTGGTTCAGGATGAAGGGAACCTGATACACAGCCCCTCCCCATTCCTTGAGCCTAGATACAGCGTCCGTCATGATATAGAACTGTACGGGGAAATGCAACCACGCCGTGTCAGAGTCTGCCACAGCCCTGCCAAAAGGCTCACCCTTCTGCCACCGGTTGATGAATCCATTGAACCGAGTAGGGTAGAAGTTGACATAACGACTTCCCGCAGAAGCTTTGGCCCCCAAGCGGCTCCACACCCTATTGAGGGTGGAACCATAGCAGTTGCACTGCCAAACAATGCGCAGATCAAGAGGGTCGACATTGTCCAAAATGTAATTGGCATGGATGAAGGCATTCTGGCCATAGGTGCCCTTGCTGACCAACCATACATCCGGTGACCCATGGGAGAAGATGAAGAGGTCAACGGTATACCCCTCCTTGCCTAGACGCTGAAGCTCTCGAACGAAGTTCTCCTTCGTAGGAATGTCCTCAACTGAAGCCATCTTCCTAGCTTGTGCAGATAGTTCAAAAGGACCAGCCTCAATCGTGTGGTGGAGAAGCACTGTGTGGTCATACCCCTCCATGGCTTTGTGCAGAGGGACCGACTCCTGAGCCAGTTGCTTCAGGTAGGACTTCTCCCCCATGTAGAAAAATACCAAGCTCGCGGTCTTCGCCATGTGAACCTCCTTTGAGGACACCAACCCCCTCCAGCAACCTCAAAGGAGGGGAAGGAGGGGTTGGTGTCAAACTCAAAAACCAATGTACCTAATGGAAAGAAGACCCTCCTCCTTCCCAAAATAGAGACCAACTGTAGCCCTTCGGCTGCTATCATACCCATTCTTAGTGTGGTATCTATCCGCAGGTGCGGGTGAGGGCTGCTGGATCAGAATACAACCCGCATCTTCCTTTGCCGCAAGGTGGTGTAGATTCCCTGTGATGGCATAGTGGTAGGGAACGCTCAAGCCTGCATTGCGCAACCATGACCCTAGGTTCGCACCAAGACTCGGTGCGGTCTTCTCACCATGGCCATGATGGCCTACAATGGCATTCTTGCCATAGACTTCGTAGCTATGGTAACCCGTCAGGTTACCAAAGGACACATTCCCATTGTTCCGGTATGCTGCCCACAAGATGGAAGCGCAGGCGCGGGAGATCAACTCATCATGGTTGCCAGGAACACAAGCGACATGAATTCGCTCTCCCTGTGCCAAAAGGGCATCCACCTCTGCCAGGTACATCTCTGCAATGCCTTGGATTATGGTATCAGGGGTGCCATCCATATCCTGTGTGTGACGCATGGAGGAAGTGGCTCCCTGCATGTTGTCCACATGGGCCACATCGCCTCCAATGTAGAGGAGAATGTAGTCGGGGTCACCATAGGACTGACGACCATGCTCCACAGCCTGCCACAAGCCTGAAGCGTACCGCTCCTTGGCCATTTGGCGGTTGTACTGGCCACCTTCTACAGTGAGCCCAAAGTGGAGATCCGAACCCTGGTACAGAGTGATATACCCGGACCTAGGGGTCCAAGAAAGATTTGGACGTTCAGGGGAGGGGCGAGCCCCCACCAAAGACTCCACCATATCCGCCAACGGATCGAGGACACCTTGGCTGAAGGCAATCCACTTCCTCGCATCCTCTTGGACACGACGATAGTCCTCCTTCTCCACAGTCTGCATCAGGTGACGTCGCTTGAGCGCAAGGTGCTCATCTGCCAAGTCTGCTACAGGACGTTCCACAAGCTCTTTGAGCGTAAAGGGCTCATGGTCCTTGGTGGCCCCATAGATGGTCTTAACCTTGTGGAAGTCCCTACGAGTCAACCCATGCTTCGTGGCGGTCACCTGCATGGTCTGATTGTCTCCATCCTTGGTGTAGGCCAGAATGAGACTCTTCAGCTCAGCTTCGGAGATAACCAAAGACCTTTGGACACCTCGGTCTTCCCATTCGAAGATGTACCTGCCATCTGGCATCTCCATGTAGGAGCCTCCGCCCCCCATCTCTGGGACAACATCCACAAGAGGGGAGGGTGCGGCTCTCTTGGCAGGAATGCCAGAGCGTTCCTTCAGGAGCTTGCTGACCTTCCTTGCAACATGCTCAGAAAGACCAAGACCCTTCTTCAGCTCCCGGTACCCTCCAACCCAATCCTCTGGATTGAGCCCTGCAGCAATGTTGACAGCGAGGGAAACGGGTGTGGTGTCTTTAGCCAAAAAGCCCCCAGAACCTATTGGTCCTCCCTACCACGAAGTATAGGGAGGACACCATTATACCAAGGGACCCAGCTTTGCATTCTCCACCAAGGGTTGAAGCTTGTCCCTTTCAGCAATCAGACTCTCCCGTTGCTTCTCAGGCATCATATCCACAGATCCCCGCAAGAGACCCAGGATAGCCTTCAACCTCATTGCGGCCATGTATGCCTTTTCCTTAGGTCCGCCACGGGGCTTCACCAAGTATTGGGTCTCCCCCCCCAGGAGACGCTTACCCACCACCGTTCCCTTAGGAACCTCTGCCCCAATAACCAAAGACCGCACATTGAAGGAGGCCCCACTGGAGCTATCAAAACCGTGGCCCTGCATGATGGTGTTGGTGGTAACCAACAAATGCCCTGGCTTCCATGGAACCTGTGCATCCTCTTTCGGGATGCGAACAGACTTGCTCCACTTGTCCTTAGCCCACATCTGTACAGCCACCGTTGAGGCCAGATAGGCCTGCTCTCTAGCCCGCTCAAGCTCAATCTCTCGAGCGCGGTACCAAGGGTAGTACAACTCCTTGGCATTGGGAACCTTGGGTACCCGGCCACCCTCTGCAGCAACGCTAATGGACCGCAAAAGGGATCCCGGAGGGCCCTGGATCCCCGCCCCATCCCGATACTCATGGAGAAGGTCCTTGACTTCCTCTTTGAAGACCTCCCAATCCGGACCAAAGCTCGAATTGATCTTGGACACCAGCGTAGAAATGGTCTCACTGGGGGCTTGGCCTGCCAGTGACCGACTGGCTACACGATGAATTAAAGCAGACATGAAACCTCCTACCTGTACACTGAAGGAACGTATTTATAGTGGATCTTGTTCTTGTCCAGCATTTCCTGAAATTGAGCCACGGTCATCTTGCGAATGGTCTCCTCTTGAGCCTTCACAAGCGTGAATAGCTTGCGGCTATCCCGTGGTGAGCTAGACTGGTAAAAATCAGGCATCTCTTGATATTTTCGGTTTTCACTCACCTCTGAGAAGGTGAAGCTCTGCCATGTGCTCTTCACATACAAAGCCGTGCCCCGGATGACCACCGGCTTGTAGTCTGAAGGCTCAACCTGTAGGTAATGCACCAGCTCCATGTGGGGCATGTGCTTAAACCCTGTGAGGGACTTCTCTGGAGTCCCGCTGGCAATGGACCGCTCCACTGCCAGCGCTACGGCCTTGTTCATGGCTGCCACAGCCTGATCAAAGGTCATGGAAGCACTGGGGTGCATGTCCTGGATCATGTTCACCATGAGTAGAGCACCCCTGCCCTCATACGGAATATCCTGCCCAATCCAAACCCAGTAGGAAGCCTTCTTGAGCTTAGCCTTGAAAGGCTTGCTAGGAAGCTCCTGGATCACCAGGTTATTGTGGGGGTGGTCCTGCCACTGAATTCGGACATGAGGACCATCCACTAGGATCTGCCAATCCTTAGAAGCAGTAGCCTGCAAGGATGCGAGCAATTCTCGCCGAGTTGGGTTGCCTACAGGGGATGCGAGCAATTCTCGCCGAGTTGGGTTGCCTACAGGAAGAGTGGATGCAATGCGAAGCACAGAGGTGTAAATATCAGACATAGGGTGTTCTCCTATGTCTTCAGCAGTATAGGGGGAAAAAAACGGCACCCGTGGTTTCACGGACTACCCCGCATGCGTTCTAGGGGAGGAACGGAGCCCACCATGAACGACACCATCCACAACGCAATCCACAGTGGCTTCACCCACGAATGTGCCTGTGGTGAGTTCCATCGCAGTGCTACGAGCGCCGTAGGGTGCACCAAGTGCCGGGAGTACATGCCGGATGAGCCTCGCACGGCTACGGATCTCCGCACCGGTTTGGTGCAGAGCCTCAGCGAGGTGACACCCGCAATCCCCCTTGATGCTGACATGCAGCGTCTATTTGACGCTGCCTTCGCGGCCTACCGGCTTAAAAATAGCACGGGCCCCTAAACCCGCAAAAAAAAGATGATAGCATGTGGCGTGCCCCCCAGTCTGATCCCCCCTAAGGCTGGTGCCTCTGCTCCGCAGATCCAGCCCCCACCGTTGGGCCGGAGCCTTACTGCCGAGGTACTCGTCCAACCCAGGAACGGCAAAGGCTCGAATTGGGACCCACCTGTTTAGGCAGGTTCCAAGGAACGGTCAGTGTTCACCCAAGGACTCATCCAATTGGTGGAGTGTCTCATCCATCTCCTTGGTGTAAGGAACATGGTATCCCATTGCCCCTGCGCCGTTGGTCTGGACATTGTTAGCAGACCAATCGTCACCATCTGCCCCATTATTCCGGATGTACCAGATGGCTTTCCCAGGCTGAACAACCCACCAAGTCCCACCACCATAAAGCACATTCCTCCGGTTCCTCCTCAATAAGATCTCACCCACGACTCTCTGTGGGTGGGGGGCCTTGTGGTAATTTGAAGGAACAACAACCCTCTTAATCAGATCCTGTTCTAAGTGGAGAGCCTGACTCTTTGACATCCTTGCTTTCTCATCCCTTTCCACTTCTTGAACCGCACCCTCCCCTCCTTCCACCACCGCGTGTATCGTATGAACCCACCCGGCATCATCTGGCAAACCAAAAGACAGACCATCCTCAGACACATAGTAGGAGTCTACCTTAACCACCGTTAGGATCTTTCCTGACTTAGGATCCCTAAAGGAGGAATTGAGCGGGTGTTTAATGTCGCGCTTACTTCTGCCTGTCTCAGTAAAAACGACCGCATTAGGGTCGCGTTTCGTGAGCGGTACAGGGGACACTGGCTTTTCTAGCCTTGCCTCCTCCACTTTTTGTACAACCTTTTCCGCCACGGAAGCATTGGAGAACTCCCATGACTTGGACCAAGAGTCCCAAACACCCCCAGCCTGTCGTGGTATGTGGCGGTATTCATAAGGCACCTGAATCAGAATCTTCTTTGGCGGGGGTGGCGGGGGTGGGGTTTCTTCAGACAAAGCATCGCCCTTGGGCAGGTAAGGCTCCAACAGAGCATGGAGGTTTTTCATCTTTGCAGGTGTCATCTTTGCCTTCTCAATCCCCCATGCCCGCACAGAAGAGTCATACCAGAAACCCCTCGACTTGAGCTTTGGGTACACCTGTTGCATCAAGTCATATGGCCCACTGACCACAATGTACTCACCCGTATCCTCTAGATACAAAGACTTTGCGGCAAACCTAGCGGCCACTCTCTGGACACAACCTAAAACCTGCATAACCCAACCCCCTGTTGCACTCAACACACCTCCACAATAGGCAAATAAAACCACCAAGGTTGGAACGGTTGTTCCAACCCCCCACCGAATTGTGTCGTGGATCCAAGCATGCCTGCGGGCTGAAGGATGTGCCCAAATCTATGGACAGACTTCAGGAAGACCTAGCCAAGAGGCTTCTTGAGGTTGTATGTTCCGATACCCAGACCCTCGAATAGGCTCTTTCTCGTACTAGGTGTGCTAGCAATCCCTTTCTTAAAGACTAGCAAAGGCTCCATCCCGTTCTTCCTGTTAAGGTTGGAAAGAGGCATGTGCAACGTCTGCTCATGGATGAAACCCTCTTCCTCTGCCAAACGGCATGTAGACTCCACCAAGAGAAGAGTTTGGCGTGGTAAGTTAATGTTGGCCACATTCAGAATCAGATATTGCCCCACCCCCAGAGAAGCATAGGATGTCCGAATAACAGGCCTCAAGAACCCCTCCAACCAAAGGTTAAACTCTTGGTGTTGTTTGTAAGATTGGGCATCTCGGGTCGAGTACCTTTCAACATTAAAGTAGGGGGGGGATGTGAACACTAGATCTACCTTCCCAGGATTGAAATCCTCTGCCTTAGAAAGAACCACTTCTGCATCCAAGCCCAAATCCGCACTCAAAGCAAGGTTGCCTGCAACAGTTTGAGGCTCCACATCTGTCCCCAAGTATTGCACCCCGGCAGCTCCTGCCCCTAAGAGCCTGCCGCCATATCCAGAGCAAGGATCCCAAACCTTCCCACCCTTTGGGGCATAATTCTCATACACAAACTTAGCAATGGTGGGGCGGAATACCGTTGGGGTTCTGCAGTTTGCAGTCAAAGCCCGAAGAACCCTATGTGGTACTACGGGATCACCCACCTTTAATTGGAAAAGGATAGCTCGTTGCAGGTGTTTGGGATCATGCCACCCTTCCCAAGCGGAATTTGTTTTACGGTAGGCTGCCTTATATCTGTTTGGGAAATAGGGTGTGCAAATTCTCAACCCCGTCCGGGAAAGAGGCTTAATATCCACCCCATCTAACCGTAAGGACTTTTCTAAGAGGAACCTAAACTCTTTCTGCAAATTTTCAACTTTCGAGGGGAAAGGGAAAGGGGTCCGAAGCAATATGCTAAGGATTTCCCCCACCCAGGTCTCCTGCTGGCTCAGAGAGAGAGTAGCCCAAACCTTTGGGTCATAATTCTGCAGGGCCACCTTTGCAGCCTCTAGGCTAAAGGAGGGCCTTAGGCGACCCACAACCCTCCGAGGAACCCCCATCTCCTGTAGTCTTCTTCTAACAGTAGAACGGCCCACGGAGTAAGCATCCGCAATGTCTTTGAGAGACATCCCACCTTCATACAGTACACGAGCCCGTTCAGGTGTCAGCCTCTTGGCATTTACATCGACAATCCTCCTCTCCTTCTGTGTCTGTAGCTTGTATTGCATGCATTCAGGCACATGGGGAGCCACTATTTGGTAAAACAAATCGGCTTGCCCAGGAAACACAATAGATCCCCTCCCCCCTGAACCCAGATATTGAGGCTGAAGCCCTAATGCTCTTAATGCCTTGGTAGCCCTGTGCAGACTCCGCGAGTCTAACCCAAAAGAGATGCTAGGGTGTGTGTGTTGCTTGATGCTGCCATCATCCAAGTACCATATGGCCAGAGAGAATGGGGACAGCAGATTGCTGAGGGAGGCTGGGAACACACGCTTACCCGACTTGTAAAACAAGTCGAAGTAGGGGTACAATTCTTGGCAGCTTTTGGTGGCGAACTCTATCCCAGGATAGGGGACATCCCCTTCCCATTTAGTCACGGGGTAGGTGGAAGAGACATAATCCCCTAGAATCTCAGCCTTCCATCGCAAATACCCTTCTTGTTTAAGAGAGTGTCTCTCAATAAACCTGGCGGTTTTTGCACTGGTGGCCTTCATGCAACCATCCCCCAACAAAGAGCCCAACAACAATTCCTTCTGTTGAGTTGTCAGAGGAAGCAACCCTCTCGAAATCCTATCTGACATGCTAATAGTAGGGATGCCCCACTTAGATCTCATTCTTGAGATCTTCACTTGATACGTCCCATATCTCTCTGCTATTTGCTGATCTAAATAGCCCTCCTGTTCGTACAGGAACCGGAGCTTACACTCATCCAAATCCTCAACACAAAGCATTGTACCTCCAAGATTTTTTATCAGCAATAGCATACAACTGCAAAGAAGACAACAGTTTTTGTATGCAAGTGTTGCGGACTCCTGTTTGTGGTACAGTGCTCTAAAAAATGAAGACAAAAAAAGGGTGCCCCGTGAAGGACACCCTTTGGGAAAACCCGCTAACAACCTAGCGAGTGATGGTCAACCTTGCCAACCCCTTGGGGTTGTAAGCGCCAATACCCAGATTCTCGAAAACAGAGAAACCAATGGTGCGTGCCTTAGGGTCATCAGCACTCAAAACGGTTAGCTCGGTACGCACGGGGATCCGGCCAAACATATCTGGCTCGCAGCATGCGTAGACCGTGCCCACAGGGACGAGGCGGCTGACGATGATCTGAGCACCCCAGAGGGTAGCCATCAGACCGGTCTTGAGAAGCTCACGCTGGCTTTCGATATCGAGGATGTCACGGCCGAACTTACGAAGGTCGGCATAATCGCGAGCATTCATGTAGATGCGTGCAACGCGAAGGTCGTGGCGCTCGATGAGAGCGAAGGCGTCCGCAAGCACTGCACCCGAGATTGGGGCAACGACAGGAACGTCAGGGTTCTCACCACCGGCGATGGAGTCAAAGCCGTTGGTAGCGATTGCGTCAAGAACCGCGAATACGCGCTCATCTTCAGCGGCCTGGATCTGCGCGCGAGCGAGGTCCTGGGCACGTTCGATGAGGTCGAAACGACGCTCCTTGATCTGGGTGAGTGGAATCTCTGGGTTCGAGGCAATCTCGAACAGAGGGAAGATCACACGACGTGGCTTGGTGATGGCGAGAATGTTCTCACCCTCTTCACCAACAACGTATGCGGTGACATCTGGGTCCTTGTCGTAGACAGGCAGGGCACCATCAGGGAGCTGCTCCACGAGGAAGGTCTTACGACCAACCGCCATGTAGTCGCGACGAAGCCTGAGAGGCTGCGTCATGGAAGCAGCAAGCTTCGCACGACCACGGGGAGTCCCGATGAAGTCCTGGATGATCTTCTGACGAACAGCGTTACTAGCGGCCATCTTCAGGTCCTCCTTAAATGCGTTGATCGAAAACAAGCTCGGCCTGGACCGAGTCTGCTGGCATCTTGAGGACACCAATGGTGGTAACAGCAACACCGTGCTCGACATCCGCAGAGTTAGCTGCGTTGGCGAGTGAGGTGACACCGTCAGAACCGTCAACCGAAGGCATCAGGTAGCCATTGCGCGAAGCAATGAGGGCCTGTCCGGTGACGTAGGTCAGAGCGGCCCCCTGTGCGAGAGCAACACCACCGGTCGAAGCCCCGAGTGCCTGGGTCTCAAACAGACCGCTGGCGTAGGTGCCCTGCGCCGAAACGTAGGGGCACTTGCCAGAAGCAGGAGCGGGCTGATTCTCGAAGGCATTTCCGGCTGCCGAGTTGATGAACAACCCGAGAGGACGGACGAAGGTCTCCTGCGCAGGAACTGCGAGGCCTTCAGCGTTGCCACCGATGTGGTTGGAACCCGCGTCAGGACGCGAGAAAGCTACAGATCCCGAAAGCACACCGAAGACACCAGTGCTAACGTTGGTCGAGATCGTAGAAAGGACGGTTACGATGGGCGGGTTGGTTTGGGTGAACGCGTCAGCCGTAAGAACGCCAATCGTATTGCGCACACCAAGGTGCAGAATACGAAGCGCTGAGCTTGACTCAGTCCATCCACCACTCGCCTGTCCAAGTAGAGGCATTTTAGCTTCTCCTCATTGTTCACAGGAACGGGGGTTCAAGAAAGGCTTGTGGGAAATCCAACCAGCCCATAGTTACCTACTATATGTAGGCCCTTATCTAATGATTACCGAAGATTTATTTGTCCGGAGCAGGTGCTCTGACTAAACCTTGGAGAAACAAGGAAACCGTATCTCTCTCGGGGGATACGGTTTCCTAGAGGGAACTAGCGGCCGTAGAGGCTGGAGAGGTCAGGTGCTGAAGGCCAAAGGGCCTCAAGATCTGCAATCTCAGAGCTGGCACCCTTGCTTACGCCGCCCAAACGAGTTGCTCCGGCAGAGGCCTTCTTAGGACGGGGCTTGAGGGCAGCCGTCTTGGCTGCAGGAACCTCTTCTTCTTCCTCTTCACCTGCAAAGAGGGACTGACCCGCAAACAGAGAGTTGAGGATTGCATCATCCTCGTCACTGACATACTCCTCGTCCATGAGGCCCATGGGGTCTTCCAACCCACCCATGTCAATGTCGAAATCAGTGCCATCTTCGTCAAGGGCATCTTCGTCAAGGGCATCTTCGTCTGCCATTTCCGCAAGCATGGCATCAACTTCGGGGTCAACGGAATCTTCGACCAACATCTGCTCAAGAAGCTCGTCATCCGAAGCAACCTCTGGAGCAGTGACCCCCTTTTCAAGGTTATCAAGGCGAGCGGAGACTCCCTGAAGTGCAGCAAGGATCTGGTCAAGAGCGGCCTTCTCTGCACCCTTAGGGGCAGGCTCCTCCTCTAGCATCCCCTCTTCGGCAAGGAGCTTGCGGAGAAGGGTGTCGTCAGCCTTCTTGGAAACGTCCTCGTCCTCAACCTCGTCCTCAACCTCGTCCTCAACCTCGTCCTCAACCTCCTCTTCTTCGTCCTCTCCGGCCACTACAAGAGCAGCAAGGCGGCCTAGGGTGGCGGTGATGGCGGAATCACTCAGGTCCATGAAGGCAAGTGCCTGGTCTTCAACCATGGACTCTGCAACCTTGTGGCCAAGGAGAGCAGTGGCAATGCGAACGCAACGAGCTGCCTTGCGCTCGACAGCAGCACGGAGGTCCTGAGCCGCAGCCTTGAATGCGGGGTGAGCAGCACCCTCATCCGGAGTGGCAGGGTGTGCGGATGCAGGGTAAGGACCCGAGGTGGGATCCTCGGCCCAAGCCGAGGTGTCCCCATTCTCGTAGTCATGCACACCGGGATCTTCCGTGTGTGCAGGGTGAGCCGCGCCCTCATCGGGGGTGGCAGGGTGGGCAGCAGCGGCACGTTCCACGGGAAGTGCCCCTTGACTCCAAGACAAGCGCTGACGATTAGCCATTGTGGTCTCCTTGCGGGGTTTCTCTATTTCCCCATTCGGGAAAGTAGTTTGCCAATGCGAACCAACGTTCTGGCATCAGCGGAATTGAGATTTGAACCCACCACATGTGAGCATGTAGTGAGATACCTCTCTTGCGAGGGGTATGCGGACAACGAGCCCACCTTGACGGCGACTCGATAGAGATTCAGAGGGATTTCAATGCCATAGGCCAGATTCAAAGAAGCCAACCCATCAACAAAAGCAACTTCAGACGAAGCAGTGCGGAGCAAACCCCCTACTGCCTGAGTATAGGCTTGCCTAATAATGGAATTATTGGGAGCAATTGAAGATTTCTCTGGAGAGATTGCATCTTTCACATCTTCTTCTTCCAGCTCCTTCTGAACCCTTTCTTCCACCTTCTTGGTGACCTGATCTTCCACCTTGTCGGCAAGGTCCTCTAATTTGGACTTGTTGTCCTTAGGTGCTTCTTCGGGTGCTGCTTCCTCTTCCCCACCCCCATCCTCTTCCCCAAAGTCAAAAGCCTGACGAGAAGATGCGGCCTTGAGGTAATTGGATCCCTGCCACACTTGAGGAATCCGATTGAGTTCTGCCTGAACCCTCATCTCGGATTTGGCAATGCCCACAGGATCAAGGATGTTACGGATAACTGCACCCTTAAACGCAGGGTTGGCCACCCAAGAGGCCTCAATGAACTCCACCCCAGCGGTTTCCCCAAGGCTTGGGTGCCCACACAGCTCTGCAATGACCCGTTGCTGTCCACGCTCGTCCATGAACTTGTTCAGCTTTTCGTATTTGATACAGGGACACAGATCCGTTTCATCTGCAGCCACGTTTCCACACTTGGTGCAGATGGTGTATGCCGTGGTACATCCCATGGAAAGGGTGGACATCTTCTCATCCAGAATGTCCTGAATGAGCTGCTTGTGCTTGCGATCCGTAGCCACAAGGATGTCGATGTATACCGACTCTCCAATATCCCGAGCCACGGCATCAATAAGCCGCCCCTTGGACTGCTCTTCAATCTGAACGTGCTCTTGGTAGTTCTGTCCTGCAATGAAGGTCTTGAAAGACATCAAGAGGACATCTCGACTCCAACAGTCGCCATTGTTGTTGATGTACTTGAAGGTGTCAGGGGTGACGTAGTAGTCATCAAACTTGCGGTTGATGACCCGACCGTGCTTCCCCACCTTGATGTTGCCCAGAACCACATTGGGAACCTTCTCCACATCCACAGAAGCCACAATCGTACAATGGGAGATTAGGAACCTAGCAGGGTCTAGGGGTTCACCCAGAATCTCCTCTGCCTGTGCCATGAGGTTGACCGCTGGGGCAACAGAAGCCGTGCGAACCTTAGACCACCCCGAAGTTGTGATCTGTGGCTTCACCACCATTGCATTGGCAAAACGTAGGAAAGCCATTAGGGCTCCTCAGTCGTCTGGTGGTCAGGGCAATTGGGGATATCAGATTTCTTGATCAAGAAGAGGCAAATCCCACAACCCAGAAGCCTTTCAGACACCCCACCACGACGCTTGTAGTTGGCATGGCGAAGCTGTGATTCCACACCTTGCGCCCGACACTTAGGACAGAAGTAGACCTTTGTGGCCTGCTCCTCTTTTGTAGCCGAATACTGTCGATCCGCTCCGGACCAATAGAGAGCCCGCTTCACGAAAGCCTCAGCAACACGCTGTGCATTGGCTTCCCTTGTTTGGCTCTTGGGCAGGAGTGCTACAGGGCCACCACTGACCTCCACAACAGGCACACCACCTGGAGCGGAATTGGTGAAGGGAGGCACCACCCCAGCATCGTCAACATCTACACGCTGAAGGTCTTCCACGGGGTAACGTTTGTTCCCCATGGGAAACTCCACGTCCACCATACCAATACCGGGCCAAACGGCAG